ATGCCCGCGTCACGGAGATTTCGCACCTCGCGTGCGTCGTACGATCGGGTGAATCCGTTGTGGCCGTTGCGATTCGGACCACAATCACGGCTCGAACCTTCGCGTCTCACACGTCCAGCGTTCGCTCGAACAAAGAATCCCCAGCAGTCTCAGACTGCTGGGGATCGTTGTGGTGGCCAGAGTCGGGATCGAACCGACGACCTTCCGCTTTTCAGGCGGACGCTCGTACCAACTGAGCTACCTGGCCGGAAGGTACCGGTTGACGATGAACCGAAACCTTTGGCGACCCTGACGGGACTCGAACCCGCGACCTCCGCCGTGACAGGGCGGCGCGCTAACCAACTGCGCCACAGGGCCTTGTTAAATTATCTGCGCGGTCCTCGTTGCCGAGTGCCGCGCAGGCGTACCCCCTACGGGATTCGAACCCGCGCTACCGCCTTGAAAGGGCGGCGTCCTAGGCCGCTAGACGAAGGGGGCCGGTCGTGTTCTCCGTTGGGAGCTCGCATAGCTTATGACAGGTCTCGCGCAAACCACAAATCGACTGGTCAGCCCCATAAACGAAGCATCGCGACCAGCTCGACGACACGCACACCGAGGGTCACGTTCGCACCGTTTGCACACGTTGTAAACTCATCGACGCCCCGGCTCGCCGGGGCCCTGCCCCTATAGCTCAGTTGGTAGAGCTACGGACTTNTAATCCGCAGGTCCCAGGTTCGAGCCCTGGTGGGGGCACTCATCACCGCCACCGTCCGGCCCGGACGGAAGATCGCCATCGATCAACCACCGGGCCGAGACGCCGCACATCACCGCGATCTCGTTCAGGATGAACTTCTTCGGTGCCGGCTTGGCGTCACGGCACCACCGCGATGCAGTCCCCCGACTGATCTCGAACCGCTCCATGAGGTCGGTCTGCTTCAGGCCCGCGTGGTCGAGAGCCATCTGAATGCGCCAGCCGAGTGTCACTTCAGGCACTACGGCGAAATCCATCTGCTCGGTCATGCGCACCATTATTGACCGACGTCCGTCATGCGTCAACTGCTGTAATTCAGTCAGTTCCTTGACGCGTGTCGGTTGACAGACGTTGTGCAATGCACAACACTTCTGCACATGTCCGGAGCTGATCTACTCACAAGCACACAGGCGGGCCTGCTGATCGGCAAGTCGTCCCGCACCGTCATCCGGCTCATCGAAGCGGGCGAGATCCCCGTCCTCGGAAAGCTCGATGGCCCCAACGGGCCGTACGTGATTCAGCGCACTGCGGTCGAGGACTACGTGAGTCGGACGGCCGCGACGAAGGCTTCGGCATGAACATCGCGGCGGCGCATGCGGATAACGTGCCCCGGAACGCGATGGGCGTCCCGGTTCCCACGACGAACGCGGGCTTATGGCCCGACCTCGAGTTCGGCGATCCGGGTCTCCAGCGCAGCGATGGCTGCGACGAAGTACGCGTCTGCGGCCCCGACGTAGAGGTCGAGCGTTCCGAAGTCGTCGTCGGATCTGAGCGTGCGCAGTTGGTCGACGAGCCCTTGGGTGGTCGGGAGTTCGTCGGAAACGTTGGGCAGCTGCGGAAGTTCCACCACATTCTCCTTGCGTTGCACGGGCTCGTAACCCGTTATGTGACCGGACCGCTCCTTGCGGCGGTTCGGTGGTTGCAGCGTAAGGGCCGCGCTCGACAGCCCGCCGTCCCCCTCGGCGGGTTGTCGGGTCGACGGATCGATGGCGGTGAGCAGCGATGACTACGCCCTCGACATATGTGACTGCTCTCCGGGTTGACGATCTGTTCGCGGATCCGGCCTATCAGCGCGAGCTCGACGTGAACCGGGCCAAGTCGATGGCGCACACGTGGGACCCGCGCCTGGTCGGAGTCATCGACGTCTCTGATCGCGGCGAACACACTCCGCCGAACTCGCCTCGCTACGCGATCATCAACGGCCAGCACCGCTGGAAAGCGGCGCAGACGGTCGAGCCCGAGATGGTGTTGGTCTGCAACGTCCACACTGGGCTGTCGGTCGCTGAAGAGGCGCAACTGTTCTGGGACATCGACCGTAAGACGAAGAGTCTGCAGGTGTGGGACCGCTGGTACGCACGCCGCGCTGCTGGCGAACAGCGCGTACTGGACATCGACCGGATGGCGCAGTCACACGGCCTGGAAGTCACCCACATGCCCGGGCCGAACTCGATCCAGTGCTTCGCGGCCCTCGAGTACGTCTACACCAACATCGACCCTGAGGCGCTGCGCTACGTCCTCGAGTTCATCGGGGACGTGTGGCCCGGTGACACCGCCGCACGGGCGGCGCTCGTGATCAAGGGCCTCGCGCACCTTCTCTGGGAGTGCGGCGACGACCTCGACACCGGACGGCTCGCTGACGCGCTGACTGCGATCACCCCGAAGCAGCTCGTCGCCCGCGCGAAGGAATCCGCGTCGACATCCGGTGGTGCGCTGTGGAAGTGCATCGCGCGGGTCGCGGTCGCCGCCTACAACCGCGCGCCAGGCCCACGACTCTCGCTACCTGCCTGACCTCTCCCCCATCCGATTCACTCATGAAGGGCGCCAGCCTCATGTTCGAAGAACTCGTCAACACCTTCACCGAGAACCTCGCAGCCTGCTGGATGGCCGCCGCCGGAATGTTCGTCGGTGTCCTGCTCCTCATCGATCGCCGGACTCAGCGCCGCTGGGAACCGCTCACCATCAAGCACGGCGAGATCGTGGAGTCCGACCAGTGAGCGTCATCCACACAGCTCCGCACCCATCCGCCGGAACGAAGGTGCCCGCAGTGCTGCGACACGTCAACGGACCGAGCCCGGTCACGGTGACGGTCGAAGACTACTGGGATCGCAAGGCGCAGACGTCGTGGAAGACGGCCACCGACAACCGGATCGCACTCACCTACGCTCTGCGCGCAGGCCTCTCGGATCTACCGCTCGACGACGAGGTGCTGTTGTGCGTCGTCGGCCGCAGTAATCAGTTGGTCCACGTCAGTGAGCTGGTGCCCACCCCCGACCGTGCGGCGGCGACATGATGCCGGCGGAAGTGGCTGACGCACTGGCGCAGACGCATCCGACGTTGTCCGGCGCGGCATTGGACGAGCTTGCGTACGGCATCAATCGGGAGTGCGCGGCACAGGTGCTCTACGAGTTCACCCGTGGCCGTGAGGGTCACCGCGCCGGCGGGTTCCGCGTCGCGTTGTTCGTCGCGATGAGCAAGGCCGACCCGGAGAACATGGCCCGGTTGACGACCGCGTTCCCGGATGAGGCGTTGGCGTTCTCGGTCGCCCAGTTTGTTCCTGACGGGCTCGCGACGATCCGGAAGGCGGCGCGCCGTGGGTAGCCGGCATCTGCGGCTGGTGCCGCCCCTGGAGGCCGTCGTCGATGTCGCGGTGGCCGCAGAGTTCGCTCACGCTGCCCGCATCAATGAGACGGTCAACCGCATTCGGGTGCAGCACAACGTGTCTGTGGTGTTGACCGTGACCGACGTCGACGGTGTGGAGGTCGACGGCGACCCGGAGTCCGCGAAGCTCGACGAGTTCGTGATGCGCGCCGAGGCGTACATGATCGATCCCGCCCGCCCGCGTTTCCAGCTGCCGGCCCCGATGCACCGCGGCCGTCTGCGGTCGGTGGGGATCTCCTCGGCGGTATCGCGCGCGGACTTCCTGTCCACTGACGCGGTGATCCGCCGCGGCGCCGAGCTCTCCGCGCTCTACGACCTGCACAACCAACTCGCAGTCTGGCCGGCCAATGGCTAGCCGGGGTCCGCGCCGATGCTCCAAATGCAACGCGCCGGTGGCGTGGTGGCGAAATGAGGCTCAGCGCGAAGAGACGTGGATGCTCGTCGATCTGTCGTCGGACCCGTCGGGCACGGTGCGACGCACCACGCGCCCCGACCCGAACGACCGGTCACGCCAGATCGCTTGGGGTCGGCGCCTGTCCGGACTCGACCTGGCCGAGGCAGTCGGCGCCGGAGAGATGCTGTTCACCCTCCACGCCACAACGTGCACGGCCCGCCGCCCTCGCAACCCGAAACCTGCCGGGGTGGAGATCGTCCGCCCCTCCTCAACCGCACACAGGAAGTGAGACCCGTAATGCCCGACACCGCAACGCAAACACACCTCAGCGAGCAGCAGCTCGCCCGCGTCGAGGCGCTCAAGGCGGCTCGCGATGTTCTCGCGTCCAAGTCGTTCGTCTCGAGCGGCGCGGTCGACCCGGCCCCGCTCATCGACATCGCCGACTACGTCGTGACCGGAGTCGATCGACGGTTCGAGTGCGACGCCGAAGACCGTGCCGAGGCCGTACTGGGCCACTCGGTCACATCGGACAACTGACCCCACCACTGACTGCAGAGGATCAATGATGAGGAACACTCCCGGCGCCCGGGTCCTGCGGCGCTTCGACGCTGCCCACCCGGAACTACAAGAACCCACCGGCGAACCGGCGAGCCGGTTCGCCCACCGCGACGATCACCGAGACCTCACCAGCTATGAGGCGGCGATCCTCCACGGGATGGACAAGCCCGCATACCTTCCCGGCCGCGGCTACGTCGTGGTGCAGGGCGTCTATCAGGGGTACGCCGACGACCAGGTGATCATCCACGCCGACGGCTCCACCGAGTTTGTCCCGGACCCGCGGATCGCCCGCACCGTCCGCCGGCGGGCGAAGAACCGAGTCGCACGAAAGTCGCGGCGCATCAACCGGCTCGCACGAGCCTGACCGCCGTCCACCTCCCTCGCCCGCACACGATTGGAGATCTCCCAATGCCGACCGCCACCGAACCCACGACCGAGCTGGCCCACCTGAAGCCGTCCCAGCTCGTGGCGCACCCGAAGAACATCCGCCGCGACATCAGCGACATCACCAGCCTCACCGACTCGATCGCCGCGCAGGGCATCCAACAGCCGCTCGTCGTCGCACCGAACGGCAAGCCCGACAAATACATCCTGATCGCCGGCCACCGGCGTCTCGCGGCCGCGAGAAAACTGCGGCTCAAGACGGTGCCGTGCATCGTCGACACCGCGAACACCAACGAGGCCGACCAGATCGCCGCGATGCTCGCCGAGAACATCGAGCGCCAGGACCTCACCGCCGTCGAGGAGGCCGACGGCGTGGCCCTGCTCCTCGACCTCGGCCTGAATCAGAAGCAGATCGCGTCCCGCACCGGCATGACCTCGCCGCGGGTCCGCAGCCGAGTCAAGGTGGCCAAGCTCTCCGACGACGTGAAGGCCCGACTCACCGAACACGAGGTCACCCTCGCCGATGCCGTGTTCATCGCCGACCACGCCGACCACGCCGGAGATCTCGCCGAACTCGAGAACGCGCTCGGCACGAACAACTGGGCGGTCGCCAAGCAGCAGCAGCTCGACCGCGACGCCGAGCGGAAACGGGTCGCCGCGATCCGCAAGGCAGCCGAAGCCGCGGGCATAGAGGTCGTCACCGGCTGGGAGGCGCGACGCGACCTCACCTCGTCAGCGGCCGAGAAACTGGGAACGACCGCACCGGAGATGGTGCGCGAGAGCTTCGAGTGGCCGGTCGAGCAGAGCGTCCTCGAGGACGCTCAGAGTGCGGACACGGTTGCCTACCTCCACGTCGCCGAGTCGAGGTCGCTGTGGGTTGGCACCAAGATGGTGAGCGAGGAACTCGTCATCCTCTCGGCACCCGACCCGACACCGACAGCGGCCGACAACACCACCGAGACTGCTACGGACGCAGCGCCGAGTGTCGGTGGCGGTGCCACCACCGCGGACGAGCCCGCGCACCGCGAGCCGACCGACGAAGAACGCGCCGACGAGGAACGACGCGACGCGCTGAGGGCAGCGGCGACAGTACGCACCGAGTGGGTCCGCAACCTGATCGCCACCGGCGACGACGACGCCGCGACCAAGGCCACCGCACTCGCCGCAGAGCATTCCCTCTGGGGGTTCAACGAGTGGGACTTCCCCGACGCGTGGCCGTTCATCGACGGTGGAGTGGTCGCCGAGGGTGAGCTGGAATCCACGGCCCGGGCGTGGTTCTCGACCTCGCGCAAGCCGGCCAGCGTCCTCCTCGCGATCCTGTGGACGTCGGTGTTCCATACGCCTGCACGCGCTCTAGTCGATGGCTGGCTGACCCACCTTGACCTCGACGATCTGAAGTTCCTCGTCGCGTACGGCGAGATGCTCGCCGACCTCGGATACGTGCTGTCCGACGTCGAGACGGCCGTGATCGACCAGGCCCGCGCGGAGATCGCCGCCGAAGAGGCCAGCGATGAGGACTGACCGTGCATCCCGACGACTGGTGGCACTCGCTGTCGGAGAAGCGCCGAGAGCAGATCTACCGGTGGGTCAACGAACGTGGGTCGGCCGAGCATCCAGTGACACCGGGGCAACGAGAACTCTTCGCGGCGGGGGAATCTCATGAGTGACTCACACGATCCGGAGGCATGGGCTGCGCGCCCGCGGTCGCTAGACCGGTACGTCGTCAAGGAGTGCCGGGACCGCGGGGACAGTTACGAGTTCTCGACTGTCGAGCACACGGGGTTCGTCCGGTTGAAGGCCGACATCGGCGAACCGTTCGCACCAGGTGACGTGTTCGAGCTCGAAACGGTGAACTTCTCTCTGATCACCGGCCTCCGCGATGCATCGGGTCGGTGGCGGTTCCGCATGACCAACGAGCAGCTCGCGGAGCAGTCCCGCCAGCAGTCGCAGGACTTCCACAATCGCAAGGTTGTCGAGCTGGAGAAGCACAAGGCCGAGTGGTGGGCGATAGAGGAAGCACTCCCCGACTGGCTTCGCGCGCGCATCAACAGGTTCCGTGATGCGGCCGGTGAGCAGTTCCTACTCGACGGGTGGGGATACGAACTGGCGATCTGTCAGCTCGCCGAAGCGTATGCCAGCGGCGATCAGGCCCGGGTAGACGTCCTCGACGAACAGCTCGGAGCATCAGGCAACCAGCACGACTGCGCACGGCTGCTCGCAGAGCTCCACCGCCGCGGCCACTCTCCGCAAGAGATCGCTCAGGTGCCGGCGGGACTCGCCCCCATCACCGGATCGGCGGACTACTCGTGACCACGTTGATGTCGTTCACGGTGGGGACGCAGGACTTTCGTCAGGCGTTGCGGTCGGTGTCTCCGTATGCGTGTCGCGATGACGAGCTGCCGATGATCAACCGGGTGCGTTGCTATGTGGACACCGAGAACGTGACGGTCGCCGCGACGGATCGGTTCACCGCGGCGATGGGTTTGGTGTCGGTGTGGGATGCCGACTCGGCGACCGTCGGGTCGATCGACCTCACGTTGACCGATGTAGCGATGATCCTGTCGGTGTTTACCGTCGGCAAGGAGAACCGGGACGACGCACCTGAGTGGCAGCTCCGGATCGAGCTGCGCGCGAAGCGGACTCTGACGCCGGGCTCCGACTCGAATCTGGAGTCGATGGTGATCCGCGTGACGGACGTGTCCGGCATGGTGCCCGGCGAAGTGCTCGAGTTCCCGGCCATGCCAGCGCATTCGGCCTTCCCCGACATCCCGCAGCTGTTCGCGAACCAGCTTGCCCGGCCCGCCGGCCTCCTCGACACGTTCTCGGTGGACGGAGATCTCCTCGCCCGGTTGAAGGTCGCAGCGAAGGTGTACGGGAACAAGCCGCTGGTGCTGTCGACACCGGGCGCTGAGCGGTCGCCGATCCTCGCGCGCTGCGGCGATTCGTTCCTCGGTCTGGTGATGCCGACTCGCTTCGATGAGGACGATCGCCTGCGGCACAAGGGCTGGCTCGACGCGTGGGTCCGCCGGCTCCCGGTGCCTGACGTCCAGAAGGTCGTCGATCTCGACGACGTGAGTCGCATGACCTCCCACGAGAGCGCAACGCGCTTCCTGCGCGACGCCGCGCAGATCGTCATCTCCACTCAGTTCGGGTCCGCATCGATGTTGCAGCGCCGCCTCAGCATCGGCTACGGCCTGGCCGATCGGCTCCTGGACCAGCTCGCCAAGCGCGGGATCGTCAGCCACGCCGACGAAGAGAACAAGAGCCAGGCCCGCGCAGTCCTGGTCAAGGCGAGCGACCTGCAGAAGGTGCTCGACACCCTCCCCGCTGAGGAAGAGGACAACCCTGATGAGTGAGTTCCCGAAAGTCCCTACTGGGCAGCCGACGTGGGTGCGTGTCCGCCATGGCGGTGGGTGCGCGTTGCCGCGGCGCCGCGAGAAAGACGGGTCGCGGCCGGTGGTGGCCACGACGGTCAAGACGCGGCTGGTGTTCGTGCGCCGCGATGTCGATGGCTGCGAGGTGTGGCGGTTGCCGGCCGCGGCGTGGTCGCCGGGCGACGTCGTGGAGATCGGCCCGCTGCCGACCGGTGTGCGCGTCGAGTACGACCTCGGCCGACTGTTCGTGTCCCCGTTCCCGGCGATGGTGCCCGAGGCTGCGGAGGTCCCGGCATGACGAACCAGATCATCAAGACCTACGACGCGTCCACTGGGCAGACCCTCGTCCGGATCGAGGACCTGATGGTCGCGCAGACCGCGGCGACCGCGCTGGCCAGCCAGGTCCGGGAACTCAAGCTCGAGCTGGCCGAGACCGAACGCGAGCGCGCCCGCATCGTCGACCTGGAACGCACAACCGCCCACCAGCTCGAGCGGGTGACCGCGCAGCGTGACCAGCTCCGCTCCTTCATCCAGTCCGTCGTCAGCGTCGTGGGGTCCACGGGGCGGCAGTTTGCGGACACCATCACCGCCTCAGCGCGTTCGCTGGGCATCAACACCGAGGGGCTGTGGTGACGATGCGAGCACAGACCATCACCCCGCGCGAGATGACCACCGGGCAGCGTCAGATCCGGGTCGGCCAGCTCGCCACCACGCACAAACCTGAGGCGATCGCCGAACAGCTCGGCGTCCCTGTCGAACTCGTGCGAAAAGACCTGACCGAGATGGAGTTCGAGGGATACGAGCCGGTCCGGGGTCGCCCGCCTACCGGCCCCGACGGCTGCGGCACTGACTCAGGATGGTGGGCCCACAAGTACCGCAAACAGGAGCCGTGCGAGCCATGCGCGCACGCCCACCGACAGAACCGGCAGGCCTACGCGATCCGCACCGGACGCAGGAAGCGCCTCACGGTCAGTGTGATCGCCCTCGCCGCCCTGTATCTCGACGCCCCCGGCGACCAGCAGCAACGCCTGATCGGCGACCTCGGCGCCGAGGTGTGCGACGTGCTCGCCGACTACCACGCGGAGATCACGAAGGCGACCAGGCCCCGCCGCCGGCCGGGCACCGCCGAGTGCGGCACCGAACCCGGCTACCAGGCCCACAAGCACCGCAAGGAGAAGCCGTGCGCGGACTGCTCGCGCGCCCATAGCCGCGACCAGCAGGCCCGGTCGATCCGGAAGTACGGCAAGGACCGCAGTGGGCGCATCACCGTCGACGTCGACGCGTTGGCCGACCTGTACGTCCACGCCCCCGACGAGCCGCAGCAACGCCTGGCCGAGGAACTGGGTGCCGAGGTGTGCGAGGCGCTCGCCAGCCGTCACGCGAATGGAGCCACCCGATGACCACCACCCCACGATTCAAGATCGAGTACCTACCGGCGGTCGACTGGAGCACTCGCAGCCATCCGAGCGCACGGCAGTGGGGCGTCAAGCGCCACCGACGCGGCTGCTGGGTGAAGCTCGGCCGCCGCGGCTTCTCCGTCTGGTGGAGGGACGTCCGATGAACCACGCCAACATGACGCGCGTCGCGTCCCGCTGGATGCGCCACCGCGGCTGGACCATGGTCGAGCACGACGACACCCTGCGGTCCCGGATCGCGCGCGCCGTCGGCGACTGGAATCGCTGGTACTCGTGGGGGCGCCCGGTCATGTGGCTCGTCGGCCGCAACTTCTGCGGGAACGCCGACCCGCCCCGCGGACGCGACCTGTGGTGGATCCCCACCCAGTACGTCGAAGGCATCGCCACCTCACTCGTCGCCGACTTCGACCAGCGGTTCGGCTGCTACATCACGACCCGGTATGCCGATGTCCGCGCCACGGGCGGCGACATCCCCTGGCGGCTCTACGACCTCCAAGACGACGGCCGCACAACCAAGGTCGGCCTGTATCCCAACCACCCCGACCACGGCGGCAACTTGCAACCCCTCCCGTGGCAGGACATCAACGCAGGCCTGTTCGTGTGGTGGTTCCTCTGGCAACACAAAGCCCGCGCCCAGTGGTTCGGGCTGCGCCGCTGGATCTACTACAAGGCACTGCACGCAGCCGTCCACGGCAAGGTCCCCTTCACCTGCCAACAAACCCCACCACCACGGTCAGGCGGCTATTCCCACTGGCACTGCGAGTTGAAGCGAAAGCACAGGGGCGACCACAGATTCCGCAGTTATACGTGGGCGACGAGTCGCGTCAGCTACCAACCGACCGGAGACATGTGATGACCCAGCAGCAAGTTCGCGTCACTCCGCACGTTCGCCCGAAGCAGGCGATCCAGTGGGATGGCCGCTACCACAGCGGCGAGGAGATCGCCCGACTGCTCAACGGCCGCGTAATCGTGTGGCCAGTGCCGAAGGGCTACGAGCACCACCTGCGCGACGAGCACGAAACGGACCGCAGCCGTGGGGATGTGCTCGACCACGCGGATGCGTTCCTCGTCGTCCACCGCAGCGCCACGGACCCCAGCCCACAGCGGGTGCCGGCACGATGGTGGTTCGTCTGGGATGACGACGACGTCGAAATCCTGAACCCGGCCGAGTTCGACCGCGCGTACGCCGTCGCAGAGGACGTCTCGTGATCGCGGCCTCGCGCATGATCACGGGTGCAGTCGCGTTCGTCGACACCGAGACCACCGGCCTCGGCCGCGACGCCGAGGTCTGGGAGTTCGCCGCGATCATCCGCAGGCCCGACGGGTCGGAATCAACAGTGCACCTGCACATCGACCACGACTTCGCCGCGGCCGCCACACTCCGCGAGGACTTCCGAGCCGACCACGACCACCGGTTCGGGGCCGCCAGCGACATGCACGTGTACACCCGCGCCGGCGCAGCGAGCATCATCCACGCCGCGCTCACCGGAACCCACATTGTCGGCGTCAACCCCACATTCGACGCAGGGATGCTCGACCGACTCCTCGCGATAGCCGACCTGGAACCGTCGTGGCACTACCACCTGCTCGACCTCCCCGCGGTCACCCTCGGCGTGCTCCTGGCCGCCGGCGAGCACATCGCGCTCCCCTGGCGCTCAGACGACCTCTCCGCGCGCGTCGGCGTGCCCACCACCGACGAGGACGGAAAGCCGCTGTACGCCCGCCACACAGCCATGGGCGACGTGATGTGGACGCGCGACTGGTTCGACGCGCTGTCACCGCCACGACCTTCTGACGGCACGACTACGACGTACAGGTGCCGCGACTGTGGTGGTCAGTGGACGTGGCGAAACACCCCCGACGGCGCGCGCGGCCTCGCTGAGACCCAGGCGCTCCACGGCGGCCAGCTGCAGCCGATCGAGCCGGAGCGCGAGCAATGAGCCGAATCGGTCCGGGATCGACCGTCACCACAGAGACCTCGGCCGGTGCGCCGCGCCGGTGGAAGGTCAAGGACGACGGGGCATTCAAGGAGATCCGTCGACCGGCCGGCTTCACGAAGTCGTGCGACTGCGAGTCGTGCAACAGCAACCCGCGCGCCCACGGCGGTGAGAGCTGATGTCGCAACGCATCCGGCGCCACCGCATGAAGGGCTGGCGGATGCCCGAGGGTGCGGTCTACGTCGGTCGGCCATCCCGGTTTGGCAACCCGTTCGTCGTCGGCGAGGTCTACGACCGTCTGCACTACCGCAGCAAGACCATGTCGGGCGCCAAGGATCTGCGCGTCCGAGACCGGGCGCACGCCGTTGATCTGTATCGCCGGTGGCTCAACGGGACAGTGCATCATCTCAACACGTTTGATCCGCCGACAGAGCGGGAGATCTGTCAGCAGCTCCACGGCCGGGACCTCGCTTGCTGGTGCCCGCTCGATCAGCCGTGCCACGCCGACGTACTTCTCGAACTGGCGAACGGTGGCGATGGGTGATGGCTCGCGCTCCCCCCTCCCCTGGCGTCATGTCGTGTGGTGCTTCGTTTCCAGTGTGAAAGTGAGTGTGTCCGTTGCCGTTCTTCCAGGTTGATGATCAGTTGCCGCAGTCGCGTAAGACGCGTCAGCTGGTCGAGCCGGTGATGGATGGCACCGTTGAGGGTCTCGCGGCGCTCGGTTTGTGGATGCTGTCGGGTGCTCAATCCCAGGTGTTGGGTGCGGGTACCGATGGTTTGGTGTCCCGGGCCGATCTGGTGCGCGTGATCCTCAACCCAACGGTGGCCGAGCAGCTCGCGCAGCGGCTCGTCGATGTCGGGTTCTGGCACGCGTCCGGGCATGACTGCCCGCGGTGTCCCGCGGTTCCGCAGGGGCATTGGCTGTTTCACGACTGGTTCGATATGCGCTACACCCCGGCGGCGCAGGCCTCGATAAACAAGGCCAAGCGCCAGGAACTGAAGGACCCCAAACTCATCGCCCAGGTGTGGGCGCGTGACTGCATCGACCCTGCCGACCCCGCTGTGGGTGGGTGCCGCTACTGCGGGGCGACGCTGAAGTTGAAAGACACACGCTCACAGAAACGTCCACACCTCGACCATGTGGACCCGCGGAAAGTCGCGGGCATCCGCAACGTCGTGCTGGCGTGCCATGAGTGCAATCAGAGGAAGGGCAACCGGACACCGCAGGAGGCCGGCATGACGCTGCTGCCACCGCCCCGTCCGTCGTTGTCCGATGCGAGTGAGGACACCCCTGGTAGTGGTGGCCCGGTCGCGGAGACAGGTGACGCCGCTGGGCCGTCCGGATCGGGTCGCTCCCGTCCGGCCGATCCCGCCGCACCGCCCGCGACGTCCGGAGCAGCCACACCCGTGGAGCCTCACTCGCCGGTCCGATCAGGTCGCCGCGAAGGTCGACCGTCGGAGGCTGGTGACGCCGCTGGGCCGACCATGCCGGGTACATCCCGGCCGGTCGATCCCGCCGCACCCGCCCCAGACGGTCGACCGCCCGGCGACCACCCGCCGGACCACTCTGAAACCACCCTGGTACCAGCCGGAAACCAGGCCGTTCGAGCTGTCCCGCGCGGGCGCGGGCCAGGTCAGGGTCAGGGTCAGGGTCAGGGTGTGGGTTGGGGTCTGGGGAAGGGTGAGAGCTCTGGGTTGCCGCAACCCACCACCCAACCGTCACCCGGTCCTCGAAAGCCCCGTCGCCGGAAACGTCCCCGATCCCGTTCCCGTGCCCAACCCGCTTCTGAGGATCTCTCCCCCACCCCGGGGTCTCTGGATGCTGGTCTGCCACCCCCGGGCGTGCAGGCCCCGGCCAACGGGTTCGGTTCCCCCTGGCACGGCTGGCGCGGCCCGCCGTCGCCGGTCACCTCAACCGATTGCCCGACCCATCACCTACCCGAGCCGTGCTGGAAGTGCGGCGACGAAATTCAGGAGAACGCCGATGGACCCGCATGATCATGATCACGAGTACGACGACCTCGACCACGCCGACTGGGCGGGACGCTGACGATGGGCTGCCGGTGGGAGGTGCTCGCCTGGGCGGACCTCGGCGACGAAGATCCCCGCGACTTCGTTCAGTACCAGGGCGATTCGTTCATCGCGGCCGTGCGCGCGGCCCTCGCAGCTTGGCGCGGCGGCATCGGCTGCATCACCGTGAGGTGGCGGCGCTGATGGCCGCGGCCGAAGACTCTGAGAGCCATCACCGCGTGACCGGCGTTCTGCCGCGCGCTGGTGCCACCGGCGTCCCGACGTCGTCGTGTCGGCACTGCGGCCATCCGATCGCTCGGATGGGCACGCCGTGGGGTCCGAAATGGTTTCACCTACCCACACATTCGCGGTCGTCGCAGTACGAGCGGTACTGCCGGCTCCGCACCGCTGAGCCCGAGGAGGCCACCGTTGAACCGCACTGATGACCTGATCGGCGACATCGACGCACTGATCGACGACCAACTGGCCCAGGGAGAGGCCGTCGCAGAGGCCCGCGCGGACGACGCGGATCGCCCGTGCGGGCATTGCGGATCGGACTGGCACGGATTGCCGATCACTGAGCGTCTCGAGGAGATGCGCCTCGAGTACGGCAACCGTGTCGCAGAAGCGAGGCGGCGCGGCGAGGAACCCGAGTACGCCGACAGCGCGATCATCGACGGATACCGTTACGCCGACGACGATTCCGAGGTCCTCTGCCCGGGCTCAGAGTTCATCGGCGCGCTCACCACAGCGCAGGTGGGCTTCGCCGAGAACGGACGGTCGTGCACCTGCCGGTTCTGCACCCTCGCGGCAGCCCGGCGCACCTCGTTCGCGGCGATGGTGGGCGGCCAAGTGTCGACCTGGATGATGCCGCCGCGCCCGATCCGCGGCCGCGCTCGGTGGCTGCGCGCCAATCTCACGCACCTGCGGGATGCCGAGATGGTGGACATCGACATCGAGTACACGACTATGTCGGTGTTCGGGCTGAGCACGCAGGTCCGTGGTCCCTCACGCAATGCAGTGCTGACCATCGTGGTCAACCACGTGCGGGCGTCGCTGAATTTGGTTCCTGACGCCTCCCGCGACTTTGCGGTGCGTGACGTTGCGTACGACGAGGACAACCCTGATGCGTCGTACCTGCGGGCGTTGGCGATTCACACACGCGAGGACCCGCCTGATCTGGGCGGCCAGCTCGAGTGGGTGGAGGTCGACGGCCCGCACGGAGATCCGATCGTGTGGTCGTCGTCGACCGAGGTCCAACCGTATGGGTGGGACTGGGCCTTGCTCATCGCCGCCGGGCTGCGCAGGCCACAGTTCGATTGGGGAGGCGTTATTTGGGGTGCTCCGTGGGTGGTGTGGCGCGACGGTGCGATTGCCGAGGGTGATCGTGTGGGCGTGGAGATCGATGGTCGGGTGTTCGTGGACGAGGTGACGAACGCCGATCCACGCAGCTTCACGATCGGCGGCACCCCGGCGACACCGCGTCGTTCTGGGCGACTGCTTTCGGCGTTGCGGCGGTTGAGGTTCGTTCCGTGACGGCGACGGCGCGGGCGCTGCCACCGCCGGAACGGAAGGTGACGCCAGATCGGTTGCGACGCCTGCTGTATTGGCTCACGCAGGACTGGATTCACCTGTCGCGTGCGTTGCCCACCCCGTCGTCGCGGGGCGGGCGCTCGTCGAATGTGAAGGAGTACGGCCACCCTGCAGAGTGGGCGTCGGATCAGTGTCGGCATATCGCGGATCTGTTCTGGGAGTGGCACAACCTCGTGGCCACCGACCGGGGCGAGTCACTGCCGACACCGATGTGTTCACCGGATGGCCGGCGGATGCGCACTGAGCGCCAGGTAATCGTGGCCGCGTGGAAGTACCTCGAGCCCAGGCTTGAGTGGATGCTCGAGCGCCGGGTCCCGGTGTCGTCGATGTCGATGCCGGCGCCATGGCTGTGGGAGTGGGAGCTGGAGGACGACGCGTTCAGCGAGTTGTTCGACGTGCACAACGCGATTCGGCGTCGGACTGGTCACGCGACGATCCGTCATCTGCTGCCGCTGCCGTGCCCACTGTGCCAGATGTTGACGTTGGTCCGTCGTCGCGGGATGGATGGCCTGGACTTCATCGTCTGCGACGAGTGCGGGTACTACGTGGCCGATGAGCACTACGACTTCCTGGTGACGTTGATGCTCGACACGCAGATGAAGGGCCAGTAGCCGATGGATGGTGCTACGTGTAGCATGAACGCGTTGGCATTGCTATGCCCGGAACCCCCGCACCGCTTCGGTGTCGGGGGTTTCGTCGTTCGGGTGGAGGCTATCGAATGACCCAGACAGCGGCCGTCCTCGCACCTGAGGGCACCGACTCCCTGATCACCGCCGACGAGGCAGCAACCCTGTGCGGGGTGTCGGCCAAGACGGTCCGGTCCTGGGCCAACCGCGGGTACTGCACCCGCGACCGCGCTCGCCACAAGCTGGAAGTAGTGGGACGAGATGAGCAGGGCCGCAACCTCTATCGCGCGATTGACGTAGCCAAGGCCGAGTACGCAACCAGCCGTCGGTCACGTCGATGACCACCAAGACCACCACCGAGAAGGGTCTCGGGTGGGACCACCAGCAGCAGACAGACGCACTCAAGACCGAGCACGTCGACGGCACGCCGTGCTGGTGGTGTGGCCTGCCGATGTTCCTCGATCCGCTACTCAACTGGGACCGACGGGCTCTCTCCGGCGACCACAGCGTCCCCCGGGCGGCCGGCGGCATGGTCACCGACCGGCTCCTGCACGGTAAGTGCAACTCCATGCGCGGTGACGGCTCACGCGATGACCAGAGACCGAACGTGACGGGAGTTGGAGTGCCCGAACAGCTTTCGGACTTCGACTTGCGCCGCATGGACTGGCCCATCTGACCCTGCCGGACCCCCCACCCCGCCGGGGGCGGGGTCTACCCCCCACCCCCTGGATTATTCGGGGGTGGGGGTGCCCCTGACGCCCCGCGGTAGTCAGGATTTTTTTGACGGCCGGCACTTTTCGGTCCGGACGGGAGGCGAGGCGTCAACGGGGTCCCATTGCCCTCAAAGCGCGGCCAAGTAAGGGGTCTGAACTGCCCTGGCGCCGTTGCTGCGTCTCGACCCTCCGCGTCGCATCCGGGAGGTGACGAATCTCGTGGACTTCACTGGGATGGAACCGAACTCGGAAGAGTTGTTCGACTCGTTGTACAGCGAAGGCGACGCAGAATCGGTGCGAACCCTCGCCGTCGAGGCGGTTCGGACGTGGAATCGGCTGTGCAAGCTCAATCAGCTGATCTCGGGCGACGTCGACACGTGGATGACGCTGGTGACCAACGATTCCGGCGAGGTTCGCGTGTCGATCGACGCGGCGTTGAGCGCCGCGCGCACGCAGGCGTCGTCGTATCGGATGTTGCTCGAGCAGATCTGGCGTCAGAAGGACGGCGCGGGCGCTGGTAGCGGCGGAACTGGCGACGATGTCGACGGCGTGACCGACGAGGACGGCTAACCGGTGACGGTGCTGGCCGAACGACCGGCTGATGTCGAGCTGACGGCCGAGGAGCTGATCGCTCAGCTGCCCGAGGCCGGCGACTACCCGGACTGGCCGACTCTCACCGGCCGCCAGGAGCCCGCGCACCACTCGGCGTTCCCCGGTGACGAGACCCGCGGACAGAAAGCCGAACTCCTGGGCACGCGGATCGGCCTGCGGCTGATGCCGTGGCAGCGCGACACTCTCAACGAGTGGCTGCGCACCCGCCCGAACGGCGGCTGGACCCACCCGTCGTGCTGCCTGATCGTCCCGCGGCAGTCCGGCAAGTCCGAGTTGCTGATGCTGCGCTGCCTCTACGGTCTGTTCGCGCGCGGCGAGAAGATCGTGTTTACCACGCAACGCTGGGAAACCGCGCTCGAGTTGGGCGAGCGCATGATCGCGATGATCGACGACCGTCCCTCGCTCAAACGGCGGCTGGCGACGAAGCCGACGAAGTCTCAGGGCCGGGTGGTCATCAAGACCAAGCCGAAACTGCGCCCTGACGGCTCGGTCCTGGTGCCGGCAGCCAAGATCGCGTTCGCGCCTCGCTCCAACGACGCCGGCCGCGGCTTCACCAAGGTCGATCTCATCGTCTACGACGAGGCGTACAACCTGACCAGCGGGCAGCGCGCGGCGCTCGCGTGGACGCAGATGGCCGCGGACTCAACGCAGAAGATCTACACCTCTAGCGCGGTCGACGAGATCGAGCACAAGAAGGGTCACGCGCTCGCCGGTATCCGCCGCCGCGGCCTGGGCAAGGGCCGCGGACTGGCGTTCCGCGAGTACATGGCTCCGGCGGCGTTGAAGTGGGACACGTTCGAGGCCGCTCGGTACGCGTGCCCGAGTTACGGCGTCATCCAGACCGACGACAAGATCACCGAGGCGCTCGACGAGGTGACGTCGCTGAAAGATCAGCGCGACTACGAGACCGAGGGCCTCGGCCGCGGGCACTGGCCCAAAGATCCCGACAAGTCCAGCTCCGTCATCCCCAGGAACACCTGGAACGACCAGATCGCACCGCCCACCATGGTGCTGCACGGCTCGATCGTGCTGGCCGTGGACCGCGCGTACGGCGGCGACCGCGAGTGGGCGATCGTCGCCGCGCAGCGGGCGCTCAACGGACGAATCCACCTCGACGTCGGGTGGTGCGGGTCGACCGACCGCAATGCGCAGATGGTCGGGATGCTGCAGAAGTGCATCGACATGTGGGATCCGGTCGCGCTGGTCATCGACAGCAAGTCGCCGGCCGCGGTCCTCAAGCCGCTGCTGATCTCGGCCGGCATCGAGCCCGTCATGACGAACACTCCGCAGATGGCCATCGCCTGTCGTGGGTTCCTCGACGACGCAACCGATGAGCAGCTCTATCACCCCGGACAGACCTGGTTGACCCGCGCCGCGCTGGGCGCCACGCAGCGCGTCATGCCGCAGGGCGACTTCGCATGGGGCCGTGACAGTGCGGCCATCGCACCGCTGGTCGGCGCGACACTCGCCCGCTGGGGACTGCTCGAGTTCGAGATCGACGGCGCCGGCACATTGCCGGAACTCCCCGCCGACGCGCTCACGACCGAAGCGATCGACGAACCGATGTGGACGCCTGACGACGATTTCGACGCCCTCGAGGCGGCGTTCTGACCATGGATGGGAGGTGCCCGTGACTGAACCGCTGACGACAACGCACGATGAGGGCGCGTTGCCTTCTGTCGAGGTCGGCTACGTCAATCCGAACGGTCGGGATTGGCAGCAGTGGGACGACGGAGAGCGGATCTCCACTCTTCAGTGGCCGCAGTCGGTGGACATCTACTACCGGATGCCCCGCGAGGACGGCCGCGTCACCTCGTTGCTGCAGGCGATCACACTTCCCGTGCGCCGCACCGGCTGGTATCTCGATCCCAACGGCGCGCGGGACGAGGTTGTCGAGCACGTCGCCCAGGACTTGAATCTGCCGATCCTCGGCGCCGACCCGGCTGCGTCGACCACTTCGGCGCAGCGACGCCCGCGCGCGCGTTTCTCCTGGGCGCAGCACCTTCAGATGGCCCTGCTGCAACTGCAGTACGGACACTCCTACTTCGAGCAGGTCTACCGGGTGGTCGGCGAGGGCGCAGCCAAGCGGTACCGCCTGCGTAAGCTCGCCCCCCGACCTCAGCGCACCATCTCGAAGATCTACGTCGAGCGCGACGGCGGGCTGCGGTCGATCGTGCAGAACCCGCCCGCATTCGACGGACGAACCGTCTACGCCCCGACCGGCATCGAGATCCCTGTGCACAAGCTCGTCGCATACGTGCGCGATCCCGAACCCGGCAACTGGGTGGGGACGTCGATCCTGCGACCCGCCTACAAGCACTGGATCCTCAAAGACGACACCCTCAAGGCCCAGAGCGGCGGCATTCGCCGCAACTCGATGGGCGTGCCGGTGGTCACCTGCGCGAAAGACGATCCCAAGCAGGTCGCCCGCGCGCAGGAGATCGCCTCGAGCTTCCGCGCCGGCAACCACGCCGGTGTCGGACTTCCCCCGGGATGGACCCTGGAACTCAAGGGCGTGTCGGGCAACCTTCCCGACCCGCAGCGCGCGATCGAGTACAACGACAAGCAGATTGCGCTGGCCGGGCTCGCCCACTTCCTCAACCTCGACCGCGGCGGCAGCTACGCGCTCGCCTCGGTGCAGGCCGACACCTTCGTCCAGTCCGAGCAGACCCTCGCCGAATCCGTCTGCGAGACGGCCAATCACCACATCGTCTGGGACATCGTCGATCTGAACTGGGGCGAGGACGAGCCCGCCCCCAAGATCGTGTTCGACGAGATCGGCAGCCGTCAGGACGCGACCGCGGCCGCGCTGAAGATGCTCGTCGAGGCGGGCCTCCTGTCGCCGGATGTGTTCGTGGAGCGCAAGGTCCGGCAGAACCTCGGCCTGCCCATCCCCTCCTCCGACGACGAGGCCCGCGACGAGGACCCTGACGTCCCCGCGCCCGCGGGCGTGACCTCCACTCCCCCTGCACCGGTCGCCGCTGAGCGCGGCCGACGCCTGCGCGCCCATCCCAATCAAGGTGAACTGTTTTGACCACTCCCGTCATTGAGGTTCCGACGCCGCTGCCGCTGTCGCGGCTGCCTCAGGTCGAGTTGATGAAGACCGGCACCTGGCGAGCATCCACGGGCCTGCACACCTTCACCACCGAAGACCTCACGAACGCCGTTGCCGCGCTGGACTGCCCGGCTGTCCGGCGCCCGATCCTCAAGCTCGGCCACACCGACCCGCGGTTCGACGGTGAACCGGCCGTCGGCTGGCTGGCGAACATGGCCACCGCCGACGACGGACACACCCTGGTCGCCGATTTCGTCGGAATGCCCGGCTGGCTCGGTCCGATCCTGGCCTCGGCGTTCCCTGACCGCTCGATCGAGGGCGAATGGCACCACCAGTGCGCTCTGCGACACGATCACGGGTTCGTTCTGACTGGTCTTGCGCTGCTTGGCGTCTCACACCCGGCGATCGGCACCCTCGCCAGCCTCCAGGACGTCGCCACCCTCTACGGCGTCGACGTCGCCGCCTCATCCAGCGATGCCGGGACACCGTTCACCGTCGAATTGAAGGGACAACCCATGAGCAACCCTCTTCAGGTGGTTGCCGCCAGCGTCACCACCGAAGATGTGCGCCGCGCGTACTACGACGACGCGCCGTGGTCGTACTGGATCGAGGAGTTCTCCCTCGATCCGATGCAGCTAATCGTCGTCGACGACGACTCCGGCGACCGGATGCGCGTCCCGGTGGTCGTCGCCCCGGACGGCGACGGCGCCGACGGCGTCACCTTCGGCACACCGGTGAAAGTCGCTGTGCGCTACGAGGACGTCACCGCGCCGACAGCCGCCCCCGCGCCGGCCCCGGACGGCGAGACCGCCGCCGCGTCGGCCCCCACAGTCATTCGGTACGCCTCGCGCGCCGAATCTCGCCCAGACCGCCCGGTCTCGGCGTCCACCACTCCCGCCGCTGCTGCGGACGGGGCAACCACAGAAGGAGGTTCGGGCGTGGAGATCACGAACGAACAGCTGGCCGCCCTCCGCACTGCTCTCGGGCTTGCGGACGACGCCGACCTCGACGCGATCATCGCCGCGGTCGAGGCCCTCGCCACCACGGCCGAGGAGGCCGCCGCAACCGCCGGTACGTCGCAGGTCGCCGCCGCCGCTGCGGCCGACAGCGTCGTGTCGATCGACCGCGAGGCGTTCGCGACGCTGCAGCGCGAGGCGTCTCTCGGCCGCGAGGCCCACGAGCGTCAGCAGCGCGAAGACCGCGAGCGCGTCGTCGACGCGGCGATCGACGCCGGGAAGATCCCGCCGGGCCGCCGCGAGCATTGGCTCACCCTCATGAGCCGGGACGAGGAAGGAACTCGTCAGACCCTCGCGTCCATCCCGGCCGAGACCGTGGTCTCGCTGTCGGAGACGGGCCACAACGTGGCGCCCGAGGGCACCGACAACAACGACAACCTGGGCTGGTTCGACTCCGCGCCGACCGCCCCGAACAAGGAGGGCTGACCCATGGCCAACGAGAACGTCGCGGTTTACGAACCCGGCCAGGACATTTCGGGCCGCTGCTCGGCAGCGGTGACCGGCAAGCGGTTCCTCAAGATCTCCGGGAACCGCGCGGCCGGCAACGTCGCCGTCGCGCACGCTGATGCCGGCGGCCGCGTCTGCGGCGTGTCCGGCCGCGACGCCGCCAGCGGCGAGCTGGTGCGGGTCATGCGCGGATCGGGTCGAGTCGTCTTCGTGACGGCCGGCGCGGCTTTGGCCGCGTTCCAGGAGGTCGAGGTCGGGGCGAACGGCGTGGCCGTCGTCAAGGCATCGGGTGTGGCTGTCGGCTACGCCGTCACCGCAGCAACCAACGGCGGCGACGCCGAGATCAACCTGTACTGAAGGGAGTACACCCATGCCGAATCCGGCTCCGGTGGCGTACCCGCTCGGCGCGCCCACCATCAGCAACAACCAGCTCACCGTCGACACTGCGCTCAAGCAGCCCGGCCGCATCACCAAGCGGCTCGCCGACCTGACGCTGCAGAAATTCATCGTCGACAAGATCTTCGCGTCCTCGGGCGCGTCGGTCGCCGCCGGTGCGGTCATCTACGACCAGCTCACCGCGAACGAGCTCTACCTCTCGCGCGACGTCGAGGAACGGGCGCCGGCCACCGAGTACCCGGTGATCACCAGCGACCGGACCGAACCGAAGGTCGCGAAGTCCGAGGACTGGGGCGGTAAGTTCTGGATCTCCGACGAGGCGGTCAAGCGCAACGACAAGGTGCACTTCGACAATCAGGTCACCCAGCTCGCGAACACCATCGTGCGCAAGGTCAATTCGCGGGCGGTCTCCACCCTCGAGGCGGCGATCGCCACGGTCGGTGGCGCCGCAGTGGTCCCGGGCCATGACTGGTCGGACGTGACCCTCACCGGCACGTCTCCGACGCCGAACAACGAGCGCCCGTTCGCCGACTTCGCTGCCGTGCAGCTCGCCGCCGACAAGGAAGAACTCGGCGTCGAGTACAACCTGTGGATCCTCAATCCGCAGGAGAAGCACAACCTGCGGGTCGCCTACGGACCCGACATCGACGAGATCCTCCGCGAGGCCGAAATCGAGATCTTCGCATCGAACCGCGTCACCGCGGGCGAAGGCTACGCGGTCGCGACTCGCCAGGTCGGATTCCTCGACTACGAAGAGGGTCTGTCCAGCGAGACCTGGCGCGAGCAGAAGACACGCCGCAACTGGGTGCAGTCGTGGGTGAAGCCGATCATGGGCATCACCAACCCGTACAGCATCAAGAAGGTCACGGGGCTGGCAGGCTGATGGCAAAGAAGACGATCCGCGTCGCGACGTGGGAGTACCGCGACAAGGCCAAGAAGCGGCGCCGCGCCTACTACGGCGACGTCGTGGATCTGCCCGCGGCCGAGGTCAAACGCGGCGAAGCTGCGGGGGTGTTCGGGGCGTTCGATGCTGTCGCCGACGAACAGCCCGCGGTGCCCGCGGTGCCCGACCCGGCGACCGGCGACGAGCCGAAGGGCACGTTGCCGGCGGTCCCGGAATCTGGTGATTCGGGTGACTCCGACGGCGACGATCTCGCGGGCCTGGGCGACGGCGACAACGTCGACGGCCAGGACACCAGCACCGATGCCGATCCCGCGAGTGGCGACGGTGCAACTGAGCCGGACGCTGCGACCGCCGCAGCCCAGGCCGCTGCCGCGGTTGGGGCTACCAAGATCGCGCGGCCGAAGAACACCGCGCCGATCGAGGACCTGGTCGACTACGCGGAGTCCATCGGGATCAATCGCGCCGAGGCGGCAGCCATGGAACGCGCCGACCTGATCAAGGCGCTGTCATGAGCGCGGGTGAGGGTGCGCCTCCGGCCTTCGTGTCGGTGACCGATCTGGTCAGTGTGTGGCGCGCCCTCACCCAAGCTCAGCGGACCTACGCCGCCGATCTCCTCGACGCTGCCGGGGAGAAGATCCGCGACGAGTACCGCCAGGCCTTCGGCACCGAGATCGACCAGTCGAACCCGGCGGCGCGCACCGTGTCGATCGAGATGGTCAAGACCGCCATTCAGACCGGCGCCTACGTCGGTCACATCCAGTACGGACGCCTCGAGGGGCCGCGGCAGAAGTCCGGCACCCTCGCCAATCCTGGCGGCGCGCTGGTGTTCACCGACTACCACCGCGAGCAGCTCGGCATCCCGACCCGCGCACTCGCGCAGGCCTACTTCGACGACTGCTCTGATGCTCGGTTCTGAGACCGTCGTCCTCACCGGCGAGGTGCGCCGCGACTCCGACAACAACCCCGTCCCGGGGTCCGGATCGCTGACCGTTGATGGCTGTCTGGTCGAGACCATGTCGGTCTCGGAAACCGCCGAGTCGGACAGGGATTCACGGGTCACCGTCATCCGCGTGTTCCTGCCGATCACCGACGGTGTGGACGGCCGGACAGCGGTCACCGTGCGCGGCCGCACCTACCGAGTGGACGCCGATCCCGAGCCGTACATCGACGACGACGACCCCGAACTGTCCGGGTACGTCCTCACCGCCCGACGCGCAAAGGGGTGATCCCGTTGGCTCGCAGTGGTTTCCGAATCGACCGCAGAGGCGTCCGAGAGATCCTGAACCGCGCCGAGACTGCCGAAGTGGTAAACGAAGTCGCCGAGCAGATCGCGAACAACGTCCGCGGCCTCGTCGACGACGACGTGGAAGTGCTCGTGGAGGCCTACCAGACCGACCGCACCGCCGCCGCCGTCACGATCGCCGATCCCCGCGGCATGGAGTACCAGGCCACCAACGGCGCACTCACCCGCGCGGCCGCGGCTGTGGGCCTCGAGGTCACCTCGCGGTGACTTCCCCGCAGGTGTACGAGCCCAGCGATGCGCTCAAGCCGGTGAAGGCCTTCCTGATCGCCGAGTTCGCCGCGGCCGGCGCCCCGTTCGACACGGTGCGCGTGGCACTGAACGAAGACGACTGGGAGCCCGGCGCCACCGACGGCCCACAGCTGGTGCTCTACGACGACGGCGGCCCACTCGAGTGGCCGATCACCTCGCGCGTAACAGTGCGTGTAACGGTGTGGTCCACCGGCCGCGACCTGTCCCGCACGATCGCCAAGCGCGCGGTCGGATTGCTGCTATGCAAGCCAATCCCCGGTGTCGCCCAAGTCCTTCCGGGCATGAGCATCATGGACGCCCGGGATTCCAAGACGCTCGCCGAACTGGCGACGTTCACCGTGCGCACCCGCGTACGCACCACCGCCCTGTAGCAGGGCTCTAGTCCACCACCCCTCTCCCTGTGGGTGGAGCCGCACAGAACTGTCCAACCCACAACCCGAGAGGGGTTTATCGCCATGGCTGGTGATCCGAACAACGTCCATATCTGGGCCGAGGCCGACGTGCTGGTCCTCAAGCCCTCCGACATCGCGACCGGCGAGACGATCGAAGACATGGTGCCGGCGACCGCCGACGCCGCGTTCGACGCGCTGTGGAAGCCCGCCGGGCTCCTCAACGGCGACGCCGGTTTCGAGGAGTCCGCCGAGTGGGACGAGACCGAGCACCCGGCGTGGGGCTACGGCGTCATCAAGGTCGGCTACAAGGACTTCAAGATGACCCGCACGTTCACCACGCTCGAGGAGAACCCGACGGTGCGGTACCTGCGATCGAAGAACGACACCGCCACTGCGGTCAAGGTGTCCAAGCCCGCCGATGTCTACCTGGCGTTCGAGAAGCGTGACGGCGACGGCAAGCTCCACCGCCTGATCTCGAAGATGCCGGCGTCGGTGGTCTACGGGGGCCGGACCGAGAACGAGTCGGACCTGCCGGAGATCGAGTTCACGTCGAAGATCTTCCCGAACTCCGACAAGGAGCTGTTCTTCATCCAGGAGTCGGCGGCGTGATCGCGGTCCGGTTCACCTCCGATCACGAGCCTCGACGGGAGGGCGACGTCGTGCGTTACGACGACGCGTCGGCCGCCCACCTGGTCGAGGCCGGTGTCGCCGAGTACGTCGACGACACCGTGGCCGCGCGGCCGGAACCGGCCCGGGCCCTGGGGGTCGAGGTCGAACACACCCCCACCGGCGCCGATGCGCCACAAACTGCCAGCGCCAGCGACGGCGACTGAGCATCGATCGTCGCCGCGGCCGGGTTCTTGTGCGGTGCCCGGCCGCGGCGGCTCCCCCACCCGCACAACTCACCGCACAAGCCGCACAAGGAGTGACCTTCGCATGCCCGAACAGACCAAGACCGACCTCGACGCACCGCACGTCGTCATCGACCGCCGCGACCAGAAGCTCTACCTCGACGGCGTCGAGTTCCCCTACCTGATCGACGAACGCGGGCCCGAGGTCGAAAACATCGCTGACGCCAACAGCTTCCCGATCGTGCTGATACCGGTCATCGCCTCCGACGTCCGAGTCATCCCCGTCCAGGAAGGCCAGCCCGCAGCCCGCCGCGAGGCCTCCGAATGAAGCTCATCGGTATCAACGATCCGAGCGGCACGCGAATCTACATCAACCCCATGCAGATCACGCTCATGCGCCGCGTCGTGCTGCCGGACCACGCCCCGGCGCTGGAAATCAACCTCGGCGTGCAGTCGGTGACGGCCCCGGGCGTAGACCTCGAGGAGTTCGCGGCTGCGGTCAACAGAGAACTCAACGACGACACCGCGGGCGGCCGCTGATGCGCCTCCCCAGTGACACCGAGATCCACTCCGCGGCTGATCGTCTGACGCGCCAGGGCGTGCCCGACCTGTTCGACGCCAACGGCCAAGTTCGGCATGACAAACGCGCGCAGGTCGCGAAGGCAATCCAGATGGCGGGCAACGAGACCCGCCTCGAGCAGGTGGCGGCGACGAACGCCAAGAAGTTCGCTGCGCGCGTGCGCCAACTACAAGATGCCCTCCACGAGGAGGGCGTCATTGGTGAATCGTCCGCCCGGGTCCTCGGCGCTGTCGCGGCGCCGCTCTGGCGGGAGCTGAAGGAGAAAACCGCACATGACACGAAACGCTGACGAGATCAGCATCGACGACTACGACGCCGGCGACTACGACGACGGGCCGCAGGAGTACGACCCGCGCCGGGCCGATCATCGCCGCAACCAGGACGCGCCCGCCGACCTCGAGCCGATCAACTCCGGTGGTTACGACGAGCCGGCGATCGAACTGCCCGATCCCGGGCCGAAGCGCAGCGGCACGCAGCGTGCAGGGAACAGAGCGCAGCGCCGTGCCGCGGCCCGCGAGCACGAACCGTCGGACGACTTCCCGATCGAGCGCGAGGCGAACGGCATCACCGTCGTGGCTGTGCCGTACGACGGCGAGATCTACTGGGTGCCGACCGATCCCGCCGAGTGGGACGCGCGAGCCACCCGAGCGTTCGAGGACGGCAAGGCGATCACCGCGCTCCAGTACATCCTCGAGCCGGGTGAGCCCACAGGCGTCCCGGGTGAGCGTGGGTACAAGCCAGGCAAGCCCGGCTACGAGCTGCTGATGTCGAAGAACTACCGGATGAAGCAGATCAACGAACTGTTCGAGTTGATTGCCACGGCGGGCGGGTTCGACTCGGCGGGAAACTGAGGGGCCTGCTCAATCTCGTCCGGGGCCCGAAGTCGGGTCTGGTGGAAGCGGACATGTCGCGCTTTCACCAGCTCGATCTTCGGGACCTGTGGCGGCGTGACGAGCAGGGACGCCCCCGACTGACATACCGGATGGTGTACGTCCGGGTGAAGGCCCTACCGGCGACCTCGGCGCTGGCGATCAACGCCAACGGCGGCAAGCGACCGTGGACGGTCTCCGAGTATCTGCTCGCGGATCTGTGGGAGCTGCAGGCCAATCGCGGGATCAAGCGCGGCGCGAGGCCGAAACGGCATCCGGCCCGGCCCGCGCAGAAGGCGAAGGCCAGGACCCCCGAGCAGCAACGCCGCCACGATCAGGCGATGCGGCGGCACCGGCGCAAGTACCAGCAGCACTACCGCCACCAGAGCTGATCGCCGCACGCGCGTTCGGCACCCCTTCACTCATCTGATCTGTCGAGGAGGTGCCGATCTTGCCGAACGTGGGATACGCAACGCTGCAGCTCATTCCCTCCATGCAGGGCACGTCTGCGCGGATGGGCCGCGAGTTGTCTGGGCCGATGGCGCAGGCGGGCCGTGCGGCGGGTCGGCAGATGGGTCAGGCCATCGCTTCCGGGGTGTCGGACGCGCGCGCGGCGGTGCAGAAGGCCGCGCAGCAGGTGACCGCGGCCCGCAACAAGGAGGCCGACGCTGCCGGCAAGCTGCGGGTGGCTGAGGCTCAGCTCCAGTCGTTGCGGGAACGGGGTGTCACCGACGCTGGACGTCTCGCCGCGGCCGAGGAGCGGGTGAGCTCTGCCCGTCGACGGTCAGAGGCGTCGACCCGGGAAACCCAGCGCGCCACCAACAATCTGACCGAGTCGAACCGTCGCGCCGCCGAGGCGCAGCGGCGCGGTGCGTCGTCGGCGGACGAGGCAGGGCGGTCGATGGGCCGCATGGGGTCGGCGGCGCGCTCGGCGCGGGGCCATGTCGCCGGTCTGGCGGGTCTGATGGCCGCCGGGTTCGGTGTCGCGCAGATCGCGGGGTTCGTCAAGGAATCGGTGACATCGCTGCAGCGCATCGAGCGCATCAACCAGCAGACCGCGACCGTGGTGCAGTCCACCGGCGGCGCTGCGCGGGTGTCGGCGCAGCACGTGATCGATCTCGCTGGCGCGATGGAGAATTTGACCGCCACCGAGGCCGAGACTGTGCAGGAGGGCGCCAACTTCCTCCTCACGTTCAAGAACATCCGCAACGAGGCCGGCCGCGGCAACGACATCTTCGACCAGACCACCAAGGCGATGGTCGATCTGTCGCGCGCGACCGGCACGGACATGCGTTCGGCGTCGTTGCAGCTCGGCAAAGCGCTCAACGACCCGGTGAAGGGCCTCTCAGCGCTGTCGCGGGTCGGCATCACGTTCGACAAGTCCCAGCAGGACATGATCAAGGGCATGGTCGCCGCGGGCGACACGATGGGCGCCCAGAAGATCATTCTGCGGGAACTGAATTCGCAGTTTGGTGGGTCGGCCGAGAACTTCGCGCAGACCACGCAGGGCCGTGTGGAGCTCGCCAAGCACGCGATCGGAACGTTCGGTGAGACCATCACCCAGTCGGTGCTGCCGATCATCGGCCGGTTCGCCACCGTGGCTGCGAACGCGCTCAACGGTCTGGCCACCAACTGGCCTACCATCCTGCAGCGCGTCAAGGGGTTCTTCGCCCCTATCGTCCCGGTGTTCAACGAGATCAGCGGCGGGTTCCGCGCGTTCGTCGCCGCGTTCCGCGACGGCGGTGACGACGTCACCTCGTCCGGGCTCGCCGGGTTCCTCGAGGGACTCGGCGTCCACGCCCGGAACTCCTTCGACATCTTCACCACCTACGTGGTCCCCGCGCTGAAGACGGCCGGTGGGGTCATTCGCGACGTCGGAGCCGTCGTGCTGCCGGTGCTCCTCACCGCGCTCACGAAGGTGGTCACGGTCGCCGGCACCGTGTCGGGCGCGATCGGCAACATGATCGGCTTCGTGGTGCGCAACCGGGAGGTGTTCGCCGCGGTCGCGGGTGTGATTGCGGCGCTGTTCCTTCCGGCACTGATCACGATGGGCGTGACGATGGCCGCCAACGCCGCGACGATGGGCGTGATGGCGGTCGGTATGACCGCGTACAGCATCGCGCAGAAGGCGATCGCGATTGGCACTCGCGTGTGGGCCGCGGCTCAGTGGGTTCTCAACGCCGCGCTCACGGCGAACCCGATCGGCATCGTCATCGCCGTCATCGCGGCGCTCGTCGCCGGAATCATTCTCGCCTACAGGAACTCTGAGACGTTCCGCAACATCGTGCAGGCCGCATGGAACGGCATCAAGACGGCCGTCGGCGCAGTGTGGAACTGGCTGTCCACCACAGTGTTCCCGTTCTTCAAGGCAGCACTGTCGGCGATCGGCACCGCCGCAATGTGGTTGTGGAACAACGCAATCATGCCCGCGTTCAACGGCATAAAGGCCGTCATCGGCTTCGTGTGGGGCGGTATCAAGTTCTACTTCGACGCCTTCATGGCGACGATGCGCCTCATCGGGTCGGTGGTCGCCTGGTTGTGGAACAACGCGATCGTCCCGGCGTTCAACGGCATCAAGGCTGCCGCCCAGTTCATGTGGACGGGTATCTCGGTCATCTTCGGCTGGTTCAAGGCTGGGATCGGCGCCGTCGGGCAGATCGTGGGCGCCGTCGTCGACACGGTGATCAAACCGGCGTGGAATGCGGTGAAGACTGCCGCGGACTTCATGTGGGGTGGCATCAAGCAGATCTTCGACTGGATCAAATCCGGGTGGAATCTGCTCGCGACCGGCATCCGGACGGTCGTCGACACGATCATCAAGCCGGCGTTCGAGGGCATCAAAACGGCGCTGCGCGCGGTGGGCGATTTCTTCGGCACCGTCGTCGACGGCATCAAGACCGCGTGGGACAAGCTGAAGGGTTTCGTCGCCACGCCAATCAACTTCGTGATCAACACGGTCTGGAACAACGGCCTGCTCAAGGCGTGGAACACGATCGCGGGGTTCCTGCCCGGGCTCAAGCAGATGAGCCCGCTGTCGCCGGTCGCGTTCGCCGAGGGCGGGTCGGTGCCGATGACGCGCGGCGCGCGCCGCGGTAAGGACTCGGTCAGCGCGCTCCTCATGCCCGAGGAGCACGTGTGGGACGTCCGGGACGTGGCGAAGTCGGGCGGGCAGGGCGCCCAGTACCGCATGCGCGACATGATCAGTCGCGGCCAGCCGTTCACGTGGACACCTAACGGCCTGGCCGCACCGTCTGAGGGTGGCCCGTTGGCGCGGTTCGCTGAGGGCGGCGCTGTGGAGGCTGGGCAGAAGCTCGCACCGGTCGCCGGTGAGGGCGGTCTGCAGTCGATCGCCGTGCTGATGCGCCGCCTGATCTTCAAGATGTGGCCGAAGATCAAGGACATCGGCGGCTACCGGCAGGACGCCTACCCTGAGCATCCGTCGGGCCGAGCGCTGGACGTGATGGTCGGCTCCGACAAGAAGACCGGCGACCAGGTGAATGCGTTCGCGCACGCGAACAATCCCAAGTTCCCACTGACGCACTCCATCTGGCAGCAGTCGATGTGGTACCCGCCGAACATGCGCCGTGAGCCCATGGAGGATCGGGGCAGCCCCACTCAGAACCACATGGACCACCCGCACCTGTGGTGGCAGCCGCAGAACGTTGACCCCAACGTCGTGCCCGAGGGCCTGGTGACGTCCGGGTTCGGCGGGCCGTCTGAGGCCGACATGATGAACATCATCAAGCGGAAGATCACCGAGATCATCGATAAGGCGTTGCAGCCGATCAAGGATGGCATCGCCGCGGTGATCGGCTCGCCGCCGCCGGAGTGGCTGGGGATCCCGCCCAAGGCCCTCGACATCACCAAGACGAAGGCGATCGAGACAGCGTTCGATCTGGCCGGCAAGCTCGGCGAGAAGCTGCAGGGCGCCTATGACGCGGCCAAGAAGGTCACCTCCACCATCACCAACGCGGTGACCGCGCCGGGGCGCTGGGTCGGTGGCCTGTTCCGCGACCAGGGCGGGTTCCTGCCCACCGGCAAGTCGGTGGTCACCAACGAGACCGGCAAGCCCGAGGCCGTGCTGAACTGGCAGCAGCTCGCGCGCATCAAGGAACTGATGGCCAACGGCGTCTCGCTGGCCCAGGCCGCCACCGAGGTCGGGGTGAGCCCCGATGCGGCGCAGAAGGCGCTCGATACCAACGCCGCCGGGGGCGGCGACGCGTTGAGCCGCAAGCAGGAACGCGAGCGTAGCGAACTCGACATCCAGCGCAAGCACAAGGATGCCCTCGACAAGCTCCGCGACGAGTACGAGCGCAACAAGAAGGCGCCCGGGGCCAAGGACGACTACGAGAACAAGAAGCGGGCTCTGGAGCGTGCGTATGAAGATGACCGGCTGAAGCGCAAGCAGGACTACGAAACCCGCGAGGCCGGACTCAAGGAGCAGGAGAAGCAGAAGGCCGGCACCGCTGGCTCTGGCGATCCCTCAGCGTCGGGCGAGGAGCAGAAGCCCGGGCGGATGAAGTCGTTCGTCGAGCTCGGCCGCGACGCGGGCGGAATCATCGCCGGCGGTATCGCCGAGACGCTCGGCTTGCCGACGTGGTTGACCGATCCGGCGTCGGCGCTGCAGGGCGACGACGGGTCGAATGTCCGGGTCACCGATTCGGGGGCGGCCGCGGGGAACTCGGCGATCACCGGCAACTCCGGGGGCAGCTACAGCGACCCGACCTATGGCGATGGGTCGACCGTCACGCCGGGTCAGGCGCCGCTGTCGAAGATGCCCGACCTCGGCAGCGTGGAGGGGATGCCCAGCATCTCCTACAACCCGTCCGGCGGCGCCGAGCAGTGGCGGCCGCTGGCGCAGTGGGCCATCGACTACGTCAATCAGTCGATGAAGGGTCCCGCCCAGCTGCAGGCGATGGTCGAGCAGATCGGTGACGAGTCAGGCGGTAACCCGAAGGCGCAGAACAACTACGACATCAACGCCCAGAACGGTGTCCCGTCGGGTGGTCTGCTGCAGGTCATCGAACCCACCTTCCAAGCGAACCGGGATCCGAAGCTACCCAACGACAAGTTCCATCCGGGCGCGAACCTCGTTGCGGCGCTGCGCTACTACGTGCCGAAGTACGGCAAGGACCTGACGGCGCGGTGGGGTAAGGGCAAGGGCGGCTACAAGTTCGGCGGATACACCGGCAACCTCGGCGTCAACCAGCTCGCCGGGTTTGTCCACGGCCAGGAGTTCGTCACCAGCGCTGGCCCCACACGCAAGAACATCCATCTGCTCGAGCTGATCCAGTCCGGCGCCGACGTCGAGTCGGCCCTGATCGGCGGCTACGAGCAGTGGGGTTCGGTCGCCGACCGGGCGCCACGGCAGCTGGCCGCCGCGGGCAGCGGGTCGCGCACGACGAACATCACCGTCTTCGGCAACACCGCCGGCGACATCGCCAACGAGATCGGCCGCAAGGAGTGGCGCGGTTCCGGCGGCTACGGATCGAGAGAGCGCTAAGTGGATTACCCCCGCAAGGTGGAGCTGTACGGCGTCGACAAGTCGGTGTGGCACCTCCACGGCCGCGGCATGGGCCGTGAGGGCGTCGTCATGTCCGGGGTGAAGGGCCTCTACCACCCAATCCGCGTGCAGCGGGACCTCCGTCCGGCGTTCATGGCCGGCGCGGTGCCCGGCATCCCGAAGACCGACCCACAGGTCACCGATCTGAAGGTGTTCAGCTCGGCCCCGACCGGGATCGAGTGGGAGCGCGTGGAGAACGCGTGGTGGCGGGCGCTGTCGGATGAGGAGGACTTCACTCTGCGCGTGTACAACCGTGCGGCGACGGCCTATCGGGAGTGCCCGTACCGGGTGCAGACGTGGCCCGAGGACGACATGGACTCCGAGCCGGAGGAGGACTGGCCGTGGGCGATCCCGCTGATCGCCTACCGGCCGGGGTGGCGCGGGCCGACGATCACCTCGCAGTGGCCGGCCAACGGTGTGCCCGCCACCGGGTCGGGGACGTTGAAGTTCGTCAATCCTGGCGACCTCGACGTCTGGGTGCAGGTGTCCCTGACGAACACTGGCACCCAGAAATGGACGGTGCCTGACGGTATCGGTGGGGCGACGGTGGCGTTGGAGCAGTTCTCGGCCGGTGTCGGGAATCTGTTCATCAACACCGACCCGTTCGCGTTGCAGCTCGAGTCACACGTGGAGTCACAGATCGCGGCGTCTCTGCTGGGCATGCGGTTCCGGTTCCCGATCCCGGCGAACACGAGGAAGCCCGTCACGGTGCCGATCTCGGTGACCGGCGGTGCGGGTGTGGCGAAGGCCTACATCACGCCGATGTGGAAGCGGCCCTGGTGACCACACCGGCGGTCATCTCCCTCGACGACACCCGGGCGACCGTGCTGGATCGTCAGTCGCGGCAGCGCGCCGCGTTGGCGAAGCGGCCCGAGGTGATCATCTGCGACAAGGAGTGGCAGAAGATCGCCTACATCCAGGGCGAACTGGATGGTGACGCGGAGGAGATCGCCAACGACTCCGGTGAGGCTGAGATCACCCTGCCCGCCATCCATCGTCTGGTGCCGTGGCTGCTCACCAAGCAGCGGTGGCCCGAAGACGTCCACATCATCATCGAGACCCCGTACAAACGGTGGGCCGGCAAGTGCGACGACATCAAGCGGATCGTCGCGTCTGGGCAGATGGTGGCGGTCCGGCTGCACTTCCTCCACGACTACGACCGCACGAAACACACGGTTCTGTTCGCCGTCCCGGCGAGCCCGGCCGAGTTTCAGCCGTTGAAGGCGATGCCGTGGGTCGGCCCGTCGGTGACCGGTGTCAACACCTACGGCCTGACGAACATGTGGCGCAACCAGTCGCCGTTGAACATGCTGCCCGGAGACATCCTCAACCCGGGCAACTGGTCGAACTATCTGCCCGAAAACTGGTGGACCACCATGGTTCCGAACAATCCGCTGACCGACGGGTCGCGGTGGACGGCGATGACCGCCCGGTTCCCGATGATGCACGACCACGTGCTGCCCACCCTGCAGGACGGCGGGCTGCATCTGTCGGTGCAACGGTGGATGCCCGGCGACCCGCCCATCCCGGGACTCAATCTGTCGGGCGATCACTCGGTGCGGGTGTTCAAGACACTAGACAAGTCCGGATACCGCGGATTCACAGGCACATTCGTCGACGGCATCCTCAACACCATCGGTGTGATCGCCGAGGACTTCATCAACGAGATCCGCCACGAGCTCTCTCGGACGGTTCCCGAGGACTACAAACTGCCGGCCATCTTCGGCACGCACAAAGCGGCGCCGTTCATCACGATCCCCGAGGGGCATCTGACGCCGCTGACGTCGTCGACGATGACGCTGCACAAGGCCCTCGCCTACGCCATGGTGACCGGCGGAAAGAGTCCCCAGTGGGTGAACTCGCTGGCGAAACTGGCCGCGAACGCCGCCCTGGGGTACCTCGGCGCGGCGATCGGCAACCCCGGCCTGGCGTTGGGCATCTTCGACTTCCTCCTCGAGGACACAATCCTCGCGTTCCACCGGATCCCCAACCCGGTGCGGGCCTCGCTGATGGGTCCGGACGCCAACTGGGAGCAGTGGGTGCAGGGCCCGGGCGTCGGCGCGACTCTGTCGACGCTGCAGGCGGTGCGAGTCGGGTTCTGGGACACCCGCTACTACACCTCGTATGAGGCCGAGGTCGATCCGGCGGCGTTGCCGTGGATTCTCGGCAAGCACTTCGACCTGATGGACCGGATCGCGTTCGAGATCGCCGGTCAGCTCTACATCGACCACGTCACCAAGTGGGGAATCTCGTGGAGCGCCACCGACCCCGTCAAATACCGGCTCACCATCGGCGACGGGCGCGCCGAGGAAGCGCCGGCCGCGAAGATGCAGCGCTACAAGGAACGAATCATGGCGGTCATCCAGCAGCAGGGCGTGCTGGGTGAGGGAGGAACGATCTGATGGAGCACATCCAGCGCGTCGGCGACGACGTCCCCACCTACACGGTGCCGTACGTGCCCGAAGACCGGAAACGCCACCGGTGGGAAGACCTGTTCATGGACATCCCGATGAAGATGGAACGCGGCCTCGACGGACTGTACGCCGCCGCGGCCGGACCGTTGCTGTTGCCGCACACCGCCGCCCGGATCGCCGAACACGTCGAGCTGTGCGGGTTCGATGACCCGGATATGTCGGCAGCGAAGATCCGGCGCGTCGATCTGCCGCGAGGCGCCTACCGCTGGCAGGACATCACGGTCCCGGTCCCCGACGTCGACCCGGTCGACAAGGTCCACACCGTCGCCAACGCCGCGCTCACGCCAGCCGAACGCGCCGATCTGATCGCGCGCCTGCAGAACGACCTCACCCCGTAGGCGCTGTCACTCTCCCCAAAGTCCCATCAAAGTCCCAACCCTGCACTCGAGCTCACAGGTGCGGGGATCTCACCATGCCAGGAGGCACCCGATGAGTTTTCGTACGGCCTACGGCTACAAGTACTCGGAGAACGGTTGGCGAATGTGCAACCGCGACGAGTGCGTCACGGTCACCGTCGCCGGGATGGGCCTGCACGTCCGCTCCGGCTACGCCGCCGAGGTGCTCGGCGCGTGGGTTCGCTGGTACCACGAGCACGTCGAGCGCATCGACCTGTACAAGCCGCTCGACGACTGGGGGTGGTCGAACACCAACGACGTCGCGACGTCGAATCACCTGTCGGGCACTGCCGTCGACCTCAACGCCACCCAGTACCCGTGGGGCCGGCGCGTGATGCCGGCCGACCGCATCGCGAAGGTGCGCCGCGGCCTCGCACTGTTCGAGGGCACCATCTTCTGGGGCGCCGACTGGTCACGGGCCGACGAGATGCACTACCAGCTTGGCGCCGGTACCGCCTCCGGTGACGGCGCATCCGGCAAGCTCATCGACTTCGTGCAGCGCCGGATCAAGGACGGCCGGATCGCCGACTCGGTCGGCACCGCCGCTCTGGACGTCGGACGCGTCAACGCGTTCACCCAGGGATTCATGGGGCCGATCGGCTCCGACATCAAGGACTCGCGCGAGCAGCTGTGCGGCTCCGGCTCCCGGGACCGCGGCGAGTTCGACGGCTGGCCACAGCTCGGCCTGGACACGTTCACCGACGGCCTCGCCGCAGTCCTCGAGCAGGTGACGCGCTGATGGGCACCTTCTGGGCCGACGTCTCCCAGTTCCAGCGGCCGGTCACCGACGAGTACCCGCACCGGGTGTTCTCGTTCCGCACCAACAGCGGCGACCAGGCCGACACCCGCGCCGCGGACAACTTGTCCTGGGCACTGAATGCGCTCGAGCGCGGCGACCTCGACATCGTCATCCCGTACTACTTCTTTCGCCCGGGCGCCGCGAACTGCGACCTGTGGCGCAAGATCGTCACGCGCGGCGGCCAGATCGATCCGCGCATTGTGTGCATGGTCGACGTGGAATCCGGCAACGGCTCATCGCAGGGATCGATCCCCAACCGGGATCACTCGGCAGAGATCAACGACGAGATCGCCCGCGTTCGTGGCTGGTTGGGCGGATCTCGGGTGATCGGCTACTACAACCCGAAAGCCGATCCGGCGCTGTGGCGCTCGCGCGGGAACGTGCCGCTGGTCGTGCCGCACTACGGCATCCGCCCGGGCGAGTCCTACGCCTACCCGAATCGGTTCGCGCACCAGTACTCCGACCGCGTGCCGTGCGCTCCGTTCGGGCCGTGCGACGCCAACTACACCGACCTGTCCATCCCACAACTCAAGACTCTCTTCGGAATTGGAGGCACCACCATGGCCACAGACGTCGACAAGATCAACGAGTTCACCCGGGCGTTCAACGCGGCGATCGGCTCGGACGCGAAGGACGTTCGCGAGCAGCTCGTCGGTGCCCGCGACCTCGTCTACAAGACCGTCGACGGCAAGAAGGTCGTCGACATCGAGAAGTCGTTCCCCGGCTGGCCGCAGCTTGGGAACCGCACCGTCGTCGACGCTCTCGCCGCGATCGGCACCGCGCTCGGCATCCCCGGCTTTCACGACCCACTCGGCGTCGTGAAGAACCCCACCGACAGCAAGGAGAACTGACATGACCGCAATCCGAGTGTGGTTCGATACCCCGAACCGCCGCGCCTACGTCCACACCGTCGTGCTCGCCGTGTTCGGCGTCATCACCGTCTCCACGGGGGCCGATCCCGCCCTCGGGGTCCTGATCGCCGCCGCAGCGGTCGCGGTATTCGACCTCGGGCTGGCGCTGCTCCATTCGTCGGCGAAGTGGCGCACGCTGCTGTACGGGGTGGTAATCGCGTTGCAGCCCATCGGGGTCGCGTTCGCTATCGGGACGTCTGAGCAGTGGGCGTCCGGTCTGGTGCTGCTGTCGGCGATCCTCGGTGTCGGCCTGGCCGCGGCCAAGACCCCGGTCCCCGCCGAGTTCGGCACCACGCCCGCCGGCGGACCGGCCACGTAGGTCCCGATGCCCCGCTCATCTGTCATCCGCCCATCGATGGGCGGGGTAGAAAGGTGCGCCCGTGACAGACCCTCAACCCGATCCGCCGTCGCGCGGGCTTCCACCGTCTTGGCTCGTCAACACCGTCGCGGTGGTCATCCTCGTCGCGTGGATCGCGAGCCTGGTCATCCGCATCATCGACCCCACGCGGACCCTTCCGCCCGTCGTGGACGCTCTGATGCTGATGGTCGCGGGCTTCCTCTTCGCAGGCAACCTCAAAGACCGATTCACCGGGGGGAATAGCCAATGACTCCAACAGAACTCTTTCTCGAGCTGGTGCGAGCGGTCGGCTACGGGACGATCGGCGTCGTGATCGGCCTGGCCTTCACCTGGCGCCGTGCCACCGTGCACGGCGTCGAGGTGCGGGTGCCGACCGCCCGCCCGGACAAGCCGGTGTGGAAGCGCATTATCGGTGCACTGCTGGTGATCGTGGCGGTGCTGAGCATGACCCAGAGCGCTGTGTTCACTGCCCGCCAGAGCAACTGCAACGCCGAGTTCCGTCGGGTGATCCAGGAGCGGTCCGACGCGTCGCTCGAGCAGTCGGAGCTGTGGTCGCGGTTGGAGCGCGAGCTGGCCGCGATCGGACCGGCCATCACTTTCGACAAGCAATCTCAGATCGTCGCGGCACGTGAGCGGTACGTGCGTGACTTCGACCGGCTGACCGCGCAGCGGCGCGCCAACCCTTATCCGGATCCGAGGTGCTGACGTGAAGGTGTTCAAGCTCAACGGAACCGGCGAATCCGTCCCGGGGCGCAACATGCTGTCCCCGGTGCCGGGTGAGGACTTCCGGTATGTCGCCGAGATCCGGCCGATCGGTCAGCGCACGTACGCCGAGTCGGTGGCGGATGCCCGGCGCCGTCTGCGCGAACTCGACGCCGCGGGCGAGGAGTACGTGCTGACCGGATACAGTCTCGGCGCCGCAGCTGCTGGCGACTTCGTGCAGCACGACCGCCCGCGGAACTGCCGCGGCGTCGTGCTGCTGTCGGATCCGAAACGCCACCGCAAGCAGTGCTCTAACCCTGGTGTGCACGGCGGGAACTGGGGTGTGGCCGGTGAGCGGTTCATCGACCGCGTCCCCTACTTCACGTTCACCATCCCGGACGATCCGATCTCGGCGTGCCCGGGGAACAACGGGATGCGCCAGATCGCCTCGCGCGTGACGGGCCTGCCGCAGGACCCGGGCCAGTGGTGGAACGCCGGGTACACGATGCAGTGGTTGTGGAAATACCTCGCCGACGGTCGCCACACCGCCTACGGCGTCGAGCGTGTCGGCGGGGCAACCTATCTCGATCTGGTGCGGCGCGCGGTGGAGGAACTCAGCCGGTGACCTCACCCGACAATCGGCCTCAGTCCGATTACGACGCGGCATTCGAGAAGCCCATCGGCTCATGGAATCCCATCGTCAACCTCGTCGGCATCGGCGAAAAGGTCATCATGACGCCGCTGTCGTATCTGCTGGCGATGATCCTCGGCGACGAGCCCGAGGACTGGGACACGTTCGAGGAACTCGCCGCGAACATCATCCCCGCGCTCATCCGGTTGCCGCTTCGCGTGGTCGTGCAACTCATCGGCGGTATACCCGTCATCGGTGACGGCGTTGAGGCGGCGTTCGCGAAATACCTGAGAACGACGAACGAAACAGCGGTCGACGCAGCGGAAACCGTTGTGTCGGTGGGCACTCAAGTCACTTACGTTCGGCAGGTCATCTCCGTCCGGAGCGGGCGACCGCTTCACGAGACGGGCCCGGACCGCACGGCGTGCGTGTCGGTCCCGTTCTCGACGCTCAACCTGAGCGCGGCGAGCATCTCGATCGGCGGCGGCGCCCACGCAGTGGCCATCTCGGGCTTCACCGGGAACACTGCCGCCGCTGGCGACACTCACCGACACAGCGGCACATCGCTGGACGGTTCCGCGCCGAACCATCCGCACACGACGTCGATGAACACGCCGACTGTCAATGCCACTGCGGGCTACGCGCCGTGGGCGTCGATCATCATCGACGCCGCGGCTGAGCGGAAGGTGTTGGGCTGGGCGGCATACAAATCGGGCACCGTCACCGGCTTCTACCTCGACGTGTTCCGGCAGGAGCCGGACGGATCGGTCGGCCCGGTCATCTACTCGTCCCCGAACCTCGCGGGCGAGCTGCTGACGTCGCTCACGTGGATGCAGCACCTCATGGACGGGGCGTCGGTGATCGCCGACATCGACGACGTCGTCGATATCCAGTTCCGCATGACCGGCACTGGGACCGTGCACATTGCGGGCCCCAACTTCCCCTACGTCACACCGATCACCGGGATGCGCCCGTACTCGTGCGGGTCCGGCCGCAACCCGTCGGCTACACCGGTGCCGGCGAGCCTCTCGACGGCCGAGCGGGACGCGATGTACGTCGGCCCCGTTCCGTTCGTTGGGCTCGGTGTCGACGTCGGACAGGCCAGCATTCCGGTGGTCATCGTCGACGACTTCAACCGCACCGGAGGGTTCGGACCTGAGTACAAGACGTTCGGCAACATCAGGATCGAGGGCGGCCGGGTCAAGCACACCGCGTCGGGCCTGTCGACCAACGATGGCGCCGCGATGCGGGTCGAGTCCCTCAACTCTGACCTCTTCGAGATCGGGTTCGACCTGTGGCTGGACGGCGACATCAACGAGTTCCAGATCGCGGGCGTTGGTGGGCGCTGCACGTCCAACCTCAACGCCGGCGTGTGGCTGACCGCCAACGAGAACGGCGTCTACATCCAGTCCGGCGCCTACAACTCGCGCACCACCCGCTCGACGGTGCCCGCACCAGGGTCGGGCCGATACACGCTGCGGCCCCGGCGGTCTGCGGACAACACCCACTACATCTACGACGTGTTCTATGGCGACCCAAACACCACCGAGCCCATTGACGACTGGGCAGACACCACCGGCATCGTCGCTGCCGGGATCGGCCGCCGCCGAGTCGCACTGGTCGTCAACGGAGCCGCGTTCTTCCCGTCGGGCGAGCTGGACAACTTCGTCGCCCGCGACGTCACCCCAGAAGAGGAGCCGTGATGGGTTATCCAACGTGGCGCGGCGACGCGCCGACTCGAGACATCACCATCTACAAGGGTGAGGACATCAAGATCTCTGGCCAGCTGAGCCGGGTGGTCCGCGACACCAATGGTGCGATTGTCCGCGACTCCTCCGGCCGCCCCCAGCGCGAGCCGTGGGTACCGCCGGAGGGCACCGAAATGTACTTCGTCGCCTACCACAAGGACGCCAGTCCAGACACGAAAATCCCTGTGTCACTGGATGAGCACAAGTTCTCGACCCATATCGAGACCACCGTGGCCGCCACCATCGGTGACGGTGACGAGTTCTGGCTATACATCAAGACGCCCGACACCCCGAACGGCAATCCGACTGTCATCTCGACCGGGACTGTATCGCGTCGCGATCCTCACGGGGTGCAGCTGTGAGCGACTGGATTGACGGCGATGTGATCGTCGACGTCGACACCGGCGGGACGCAGGTGATCGACGTCCCCGCCCTCGACGACGTCGAGGTGTTCGTCATTCAGGGCCGCGACGGCACAGGCGTCAACCTGCGCGGCGCGGTAGGCACTTATGCGCAGCTTCCCACAGACCTGACGATCGACGACGCGGGCGCCGCGTACCTGGTGCAGGCCAACGGGAAACTGTACGTGTGGTCGGGCAACGCCTGGCCGTCCGAGGCAAACGGCGCCGACTTCCGCGGCGAGACCGGCAACCCTGGCCGCGGCATCACCGCTGGCGGCATCTCCGTGGTGGGCAACAAGCTGCGGTTCGCGATGTCGGACAGCACGATCGACGAGGCCACTGTGCCGGCGATCCAGCAGGCCATCGATTCCACTGCGGCAGCGTCGGGGTCGGCGACGGCCGCGAACACCGCCAAGCTCGCCGCCGAGGCCGCAGCGTCGACCGCAGGGACCGCCGCGTCGACGGCCACGAGTGAGCGTACAGCGGCGCAGACCGCGCGCACTGGTGCCGAGGCCGCGCGAGACGCCGCCACCACCGCAGCCACAGCGGCCGACAACAGCGCCGACGCGGCCGCGACGTCGGAAACCAACGCGGAGACCGCCGAGACGAACGCAGCAGGCTCGGCGACCGCTGCGGCCTCGTCCGCCGCCCAGGCAAACTCACGCGCGACCGACGCCGAAACCGCACGCACAGGAGCCCAGACTGCTCGCACCGGAGCGGAGTCCGCACGCGACACCGCGTCCGGGTTCGCCACCACCGCGCAGACCGCAGCGGGCGACGCCGAAGCCTCCGCCACCGCGGCAGCGGCCTCTGCCGAGGAAGCCGCCGACGTCGTCGCGTCCGGTGTCCCGAACGCCACCGACACCACCAAGGGCGGCGTCGTCCTCGCCGGAGATCTCGGCGGAACGTGGGATGCGCCGACCGTGCCGGGCCTCGCGAACAAGGCGGACCTCGTCGGCGGCAAGGTACCGGTGGCCCAGATCCCCGCGCAGGCGCTCGTTGAACGCCGTGTCGTGGCCAGCACCGCAGCGCGACTGGCTCTGACCGACGTCCAGGAGGGCGACGTCGCGATCCAGACCGGCAACCCGGGGCGCGGCACTTACATTCTCGGCGACGGCTCCCCGTCCGACCCGGACTCGTGGTCGATGTTCGTCGTCCCGGACTCGCCGGTGTCCAGCGTCAACGGCTACACCGGCATCGTCATCCTCGGCAAGGGCGACGTCGGCCTGGACCGGGTCGACAACACCAACGACCTCGAGAAGCCGATCAGCACGGCTGCGCAGACTGCGCTGGACGGCAAGGTCGACGAAGTCGCGACCGCGAACGTCGCCTACGGCACCAAGACGGGTGGCGTGCAGGGCACGTGGCCGGTCACCTCGGCAGCGACCGCCACCACCCTCGCGCTACGCGGCACCGGCGGCACCGTGGCCGTCGGCACGGGCACTGCCGCCAATCACGCGACGACCAAACAGCAGCTCGACGACGGGCTGGCCGGGAAATCGGACACCGGACACGCCCACGACGCGGCCGCGATCGCAACGGGCACCCTCGACGCCGCCCGACTCCCGGTGGGCACGGGCTCGACGCAGGTGGCCGCGGGCAACGACTCACGCATCGTCAATGCCGTCCCGAACTCACGCACCGTCACCGCGGGCACCGGCCTGTCCGGCGGCGGAACGCTGGACGTGAACCGCACTCTGTCGGTGCTGTACGGCAACACCGCCGGCACCGCGACGCAGGGCAACGACGCTCGTCTGTCGGATCAGCGCACACCGCTGGATGGCTCGGTGACTCCTGCGAAGATCGTGGACGGATCGGTGGGGTTGGCGAAGCTCGCCGCCGAGGTCGCGACCACAATCCAGGGCATGATCGACACGTCGGTGCTGGCGGCGCAGCGGGTCATCGCGAATCCGCAGACCGGCGCGTACACCTTGGTGCTCACCGACGCGAACAAGGCCGTCGAGGTCACTACTGCGGGCGCGGTGAACTTGACCATCCCTACTGACGCGTCGGTGGGCTTCCCGGTCGGCACCGTCATTGAGGTCGATCAAATGGGCGCCGGGAAGGTGACGATCGTCGGCGCCTCGGGCGTGACGGTGCAGTCGCCGGTCACCCCGACCACGCGCGCCCAGTACTCGGCACTGCTGCTGCGCAAGCGCGCGGCCAACCTGTGGCTCGTGTCGGGCGATATGTGATGGTGCTGCCCAACGCGCGATTCCGCGCGCAGCGAAAGTATGTATCTCTCACTCGGCAGAAGATGATCAAGTCGGGGCGGTTCTCATTCGCCAACAGCGCAGCGATCCCCGTGACCGGGTGGTTGTCGGACCCGACCAACGCGGCGGTGATCGTCAGCGATCACACCCTCGACGTCGCGGGTAGCGGTTCCGCCACCGTGCACGCGTTCGTCCGCGCCGGCAAGAACAGCACGTCAGGAACGCCGACCGTCCGGCTCGTCATCAACGGCGTGACGGTAGACAGTGTGGATGTGCTGCCTTCATCGACGCAGTTCGGCCACACCGACCCGCTGCGCGGCAGGCCTTGTTACCTGCAATGGGTCGGCACCGTTGCGGCAGGCGATGACATCAGGCTCGACGGCATTCGCACGACTTCGGTGACCGGCTACGTCAACGACGGTTCCGAGCTGTGGGTCGACCCCGGCAACACATCCGTGACGCGGCAGCGCATGTACAAAAACACATCAGCTTTCACGATCGGCAACAGCCGCAGCATCGTCACCGGGTGGACTGCTGATGCGAAATATGCGGGCGGGTCGGTGAGTAACAACCAGTTGGCGACCACGCTCGTCGGTGTGGGCACCGCTCGCGCGTACGTCGTGGGCAACAGCAGCGGATCACCGGCCGAACTGTTTCTGATGATGAACGGCGTCGAGATCGGCACGCTGACCATCCCTGGCGGGGACCAGTCGGGTTACTGGATCGAGGTGCCCGGCGTCACTTTCGCCGGGTCAGACCTGCTCAGCATTGAGGCACGCCGTACGAACAGCAGCTCGACACGAGCACTCGAGGACAACTCACCCGTGGTCGAGGCGTTTGTCGCTGCCTGACTGAACAGGCGACGGTCAGCAATACTCGGTTTGTCCTGCGTCGCACAGCTGTCCGCGCACCCAGGGGCTCGGGCCTTCGCTTCGCTCGGCCTCTTCCGCACCCTCGCGGTTCTTCTCGATGAGGCACTCGGCGGTGTCGCAGGGTACGTCTCCGACGGGGGCATCGGTGTCGATGAGTCCGTCGCCGTCTTTGTCCCAGCCGGGGGGAAGGTCGCTGCCGGTCCCGGTCTCCGGGGCCGGAGCGGGTGCCGGCGCTTCGGTTGCGGCTGGTGCCGGTGCCGGCGTCGAGGGTGGGGCGACCTTCTGCCGCCAGTCCGCGGGCAGTTTCCACTCGATGCGCTGGTCGACGTCGCCGACCTCAAGGTGGTAGCCGATCGCGGTCGTCATGACCGGGACCACGATTGTCGGGGATCCGTCTTTGCTCGCGTTCGGCGGCACGTCGATGAACTGCACCGACCCAGTGCACGGGGAGTTCTGGCCGACGGCCTGTGAGACCTCGAGGTTCTGCGCAACCTTGTTCTGGTCGTTCACGTAGTAGAAGTCTGACGCCCACAGCCACTCGGGAGTCTCGAGCGCGCCGGTCTCGATCGTTGCGACGAACTTCGATTGCACGACGTCAGGATTGAGCGCCGCATCGCACCCCTCGGTGTCGAGGCGCGTCCCGGTGATGGTGAGGACCTTCGCGCCGGTGGCGTCCGTGACGGTGACCGGGGCGCCCAGGTCCACTTCGCGAGCTCCACGCGCGTTCGTTGGTTCCTCGGCGCGCGAGTTCGAGGCACCGGCCGCGTCGGACGACGACGATGCACCGTCGCTCGCGTCGTCTCCGCACGCGGATACGGCGAGAACCGTTGCCAGGACTGTCGCGAGTAGCGCGCGGCGTCTATGCGTCATGCGCGGAAGCATAGCGAGGGGCGACTCCCCTGCTTCGCGAAGTCGACAAATCGGCCCCCAGCCTCCGTGTGAGGGTTGGGGGCCGATTCGTTGTGCCTGCTAGCGACCGAACCGCTGGTATGCGGCCTGCCGTGTGGTGTCGAGCGCCGCGGCGATGACGGTCCACGAGTCGCCGGCCTCGCGCGCAGCCGCGACCGCCTCGCGCAGTTCGGCTTCGCCGTCGGCGATGGCGGTGCGAGCGGCGACGATCCGGCGGAAGTGGGTGGCGTCGCGGGCCGGGGTGACGGCCGGGTCGAGGTCGTCGAGCCCGGTGGTGTCGGTGTCGTGCTTGGTTGCCATGTCAATCACCCTCCTCAGCGGAGATAGTCGTAGAACTTGGGTCGAAGGTTGTCGGCGTGGATGATGCGCGTGGGCGCATCGAACGGGACGGCGACGAGTTCGAGCAGGGCACCGGATCGGCTGGGGCCGATGACGAGGAGTCGCTCCTCGCCGCGGTAGTCGTACTCGACCAGTCGGAGTGCGTTGGTCCAGGCGTGGAGAATGTCCGCGTCACTGACGTTGTGCTTGCGGGCGCTGCTCCTGATCTCCACACTGTAAACATACCTTTACAGACGCCGACTGTCAAGACGCCTTTACAGCGGACCCGTCATGCTGCGTCGTCGAGCGTGAGGAGGCTGTGGCCAGATTCGCGATCGCGGTAGCCGCGCATGAGGTCCAGGCCTGCGATCGCCGCGCGACGGCGGTGGTCAGGCACCTTCGTGTAGATCTGCGTCGACGCGATCGACTTGTGCCGCATCAACTCCTGAACTACGCGGATGTCGTGGCCGTCGTCGTGTAGCGCCGACGCGAACCAGTGCCGCAACGCGTGCGGTGTCCCGCGGACCCCGGCCCGCTTCATCGTGCGGCCGACGATGTCGCTGACGGACTTCGGCAGGACATGCTCGGAGGGATACCCGCGCATCGGGAACCACCACCCCGTCTCCGGCATCTCAGATGCGACCTCGCGCAGCATCGGGTGCAGCGGCACCGACTTCACCTTGCGCCCCTTCCCTCGCACCCACAGCAGGTTTGCGGGTAGGTCGAAGTCTTCGCCGCGGATGTGCGCGATCTCGTGAACGCGGAGGCCGGCCAAGAGCGCGAGCAGGATCATCACTCGCGTCGTTCCCCACATCCGAGCGCCGAGCAGCTTCGGCACGTCGGCGTCGGCGATCGGCCGTGGCTCTCGATCAGGGGACTTCGGCGTGCCGACCTTCAGCATCGGGTTGTCGAGTCGGCGATCGGTGATCTGGAGCCATTTGAACCACGCCGTGAGATAGCTCGAGTACGTGAGCGCGGTGGAGTCTGACCACTCGTCGTGGTCGGAGATCCAGTGCACGATCTCGATCGCCTCGATGCTCGTGGGCTGGGCGCCGGTCTCGTGGTGCAACTGACGCAGCACCCGCAGGCGCTCGTCGATGGTGCGCCGTGAGAGGCGCTGGGCGTGCTGCCACAGCTCCCACTCTGTGAGGCCGAGCGTGACGGTGGGCGCGTGTTCCGCGTTCACTGTTGGTGACATCCTTTCAGTCCGAGATCCCCCCGGATCGGCGCGCAGACTCCACTCTCGCCGCATGGCGGTGGGCGTATTGCCGGAATCGAAAGAGTTGGTACGACCGTACGAACTGTGTGTGATGCTGGGGATTTTCTTCGCTGAGCGAAATACCTGGGTCAGGGTTGCGGCCGCGGCTACAGGTACGAGCGCATGTCGACGTCCCAGCGTTCAGCCCACTCGCATGCTGACACGAGCGCCGCGGCCTGGCCAGCTGTCAGCCGCCCCGACCAGCCGCCGAACGGCCCGTTGAGCCAGACTGAGAGGCCGGTCAGCTCGTCGGTCCAGAGCGGCGCCGGCGGGGCCGCGACTGCGGCCGCGCTCACGCTGCGAGCCCCGGAATGTGACGGACGTTTGAGGTCAGACTGACGGACTTGTAATCCGCAGGTCCCAGGTTCGAGCCCTGGTGGGGGCACCATCATGACCAGGCGATTCGCTTTCGAGCGGGTCGCTTTCGTCATTCCCGGAGGCGTCAACGCTCACGGAATGCTCACGCGGTGCCGAATCGTGCTCACCGCGACCCGCTCGAGGGACGAGTGCCGCGGCCGCTTCGGCGGCCTGGGCGCCGACGCCGTCGAGCAGGTGGCTGTAGGTGTCCGAGGTGATCGAGATCGACGAGTGGCCCAGGCGCTTCGATACGACGGCGATCGGGACGCCGGCCGCGAGCATCAGCGACGCCTGGCCGTGCCTAAGGTCGTGGAGCCGGATGCGCCGCAGCCCGGCCTCGTCGGACAGCTGATGAAAGCGTTCTGTCACATCACCTGGCGGGATCGGTGAGCCGTCCTCGCGGGCGAAGACGAGACCATGGTCGTTGTAGGCACTCCCCCATTCGGTGCGCTCCTGCTCCTGAGTGAGCCGCTGCGCCATCAGGACACCGAGCGTGCCCGAGTCCAGGTCGACGACACGCGCCTCGCCGCTGGCGGTTTTGACCGGACCGAAGCGGTACTGCCGATGTTCGCCACCGCAGAAGGGGCACTGGACCCCGGTGCCGTCGGTCTCGACGATTTGCTGATTGACCACCAGGCGGGACCGACCGAAGTCGATATCGTCCCACCGCATCCCGACAGCCTCGCCCCGACGTAGGCCGGTCATCGCGATTGCCTCGAAGAGCGACCCGAGCCGGTCAGACTGTGCGTGGTCGAGGAACGTTCCGAGGTCGGCGGCCTCCCAGGGCTTGACCTTCGGTCGCGATGCCCGCGGCAGCTCCATGTCGGCCGCCGCATTGAAGCTGACGAGGTGCTTCCGTTTCGCCGACGTGAGCGCACTCCGCAGTGTGGCGTGGACTCGCCGCTGGGTGGCAGCCGAAAGCGGTTTCGGGTTGCGCCGCTGACCTTTTCCGATCTGCGCATCCTTAGCCGGCTTCTGCGGCGGCTTGGCGATCTGACGCAGCATGTGTTCGACGTGAGTGGCGCGCAGGTCCCGCAGTCGCACGGTGCCGATGTGCGGGACGATGTAGGCGTCGACGTGCTGGCGGTAGCTGCGAAGCGTCGTCGGCCGGATTCCCGCCTGCTCCTTGGCTTCCAGCCACTGGTCCAGGTAGGCCGCGAGCGTGAGCCGCTGGTCGATGGCGACAACGCCGGTGCGGATCTCGGCGAGGCGTTCGTCGAGTGCGTCGACCGCTTCGCGTTTCGTCCGAAATCCCCGCTTGAACTCCTGCCGACGCTTGCCGGTCGCCGGGTCCTTGCCGAGATCAACGCTGTAGTGCCAGCTCGCCTTGCCCTTCTTCACACTGCCACGCATGGCTATTCGTCCTTACCCTTGAGGTTGTGGACGTAACGAGCAGCATAAACGCTCGACTCGATCGTTTGCTTGTCGAGGACGTCCATCGCTAACGCGAGCTCGTCCCCGACGGTCGTAGCAACGAGCGTCTCGTCCTCGTTTTCGGGCAGCTCGGTGGCAGTTATGCCGCGCGCTACAGCGTCAGATACCTGACGTTCGAGCTCATCTCGAACCTCCAACCATCGTTTCGCAGATGTGTAGGTGTCTCGGTGAGCTTCTCCGAGGCGCTCCCGTGCTGCTGCCAGCGCGATTGCCGTCTGAGAGTCAGCCGCAGACAGAAGGAAGAGCTCGATGTTAACTCCCAGGGCGCGCGCTATGACCCGCGCTTCACCGTAGCGAACAGGCCTCTCGCCCTTCTCTATTCGCGAGACGGTGTTCTGGTACACAGACGACCAGCCTCGCTCCTTCAGCGCCCGAACGAGATCCGCTTGGCTCATACCAGCCGCCTCCCTGAAGATGACCATGTTCTGAGCGAACCGACGATCGTCACGTTCGGGCCCGTCTGGCGATTCCGCGCCTTCTACATCCTTCGACATGTGTCGATTGTTGCACGTGGAGTGTTCACAGACAACGACACACCGGTAATGCCTGGTTGACAGGGTTCCCAGCGATTGGTAGTTGTTAAATCGTGGTTCTCGACAACTACGTTTCGGAAATCACAGGCAATCCAGGACGGGTCGAAGGAGGCCTCGACCCCAAGAGAGGAGACGGGGATGACACCCCAAGAGATCCGGGAGGTGTGCTCTCAGCAGGCGGTTGTAGACCTGCGGTTTGCGCTGGCCGCCACTGGGATCGGCGAAGCCACGGGTTACCGGATGGCAAAGCATTGTGCGCACGAGCTTCCCTTCCGGGTGCTCCGAGTGGGATGGATCTACAAAGTCCCCACCGCAAGCCTGCTGGAGGCCCTTGGTCTTTCGCCATTGGACGAAGCAGGCCGGCAGCTCACCGCGTGACCGCGGAGCGAGCAGACGAAGACAGAAAAACGGCCTGGCGAGGGCGCCACACCCAGACCAGGCCAGTCAGAAAACCCGCCACCAAACGAAAGAAATCTGATGACGACCACTCTAACCCATCGCACCGACACCGAGCATCAGGCACTCGCCCGGGCGGCGTCTGACCTCGGCGTCCACGTCGAGATCCCCGAGAACGTTCGCAGCGCCCAGCAGGTGCACGCCGCACTGATGGCGGAAGACAGCGACGGCGGGATCGAGCTGATCGCCACGCTGACCAGCGGACGCGTCTACGCCAACGTCGAGCGCTTCGACTACACCAACCCGGACGGTACTGCCGACCCCTCCGGGTTGGAGGTGTCGATCTTCTTGCCCGACGGGAACCGTGACGCCATCGGCGAGGGCAAGGTCGGGTTCAGCAGCGATGACGCAGGGCGAATCACAATCCTGCGCGACGTCGCGAGGATCACCGAGGCGGCGGCCAAGTTCGTCGACGCCTATGTCGCAGCCAGCTCGGCCAAGATCGAGGTGCGCTGATGACGCGCGCAGAGGCCCTGGCTCGTCGCCAGGACGCCATCAGACGCGAGCTCGTCGCCGACCCGTGCCGGCCGACCACTGCGATCGCGAAGAAGGTGCACTCCGCACCCGCCACGGTGCGCGCCGTCCGACGCGAGCTCGAGTACGCCGGCACCATCCCCCGCCGCGTGAGCTACCCCGGCTGCCGCAGTTGGCGGGACTTCGCGGAAGACTACGAGTTCCTTCGCGATCAGGGAATCACGAACGGGGACATCGCAACACGCCTTGGAGTGCGCCTCAAGAGCCTCGAGCGACGGGCACGTCGGCACGGTTGCTGGCAGCCAGATCGTGAGCGTGTGGCATGAACCGCACCGTATGGATCGATCGCCTTTGCAACGCCCTGGACGCCTTCGAGGACGACGCGTTCAGCACCGAGCAGATCGCAGCCATCACCGTCACGCTCGAGACGATGATGGGCATCGGCACGCAGCCGACATCCGCCGCTCCGGTGCTGACCCTCGTGCGAGGTGATGCGTCGTGACCGTCGTCCAGATGCACCCGATCTATGCCGCCCGCGCTCGGCCTGCCGGCGACTGGATCGACGGCCGACCGCACGTCGACGGCCAGGTCGCCTCACTGGATCGGCTCGGCTACCTCATCGCGGTCTACGAATCCCGGGGCTACAAGCCCACCCTCGGCGACACCGCCTATCAGCGCATGACGGCCGCCGGTGGTGGCTGGGCGCGGCTGGCGGCTCGCCTCGATCGAAAGGAGACGGTGTGAGCTGGCAGATCTTCAACGTGAAGCGGCGTGACGATCGCTATGGGCCGTACGCCCCTCTGGTGGACGGCGGTCACCAGTCCGCCGAGGTGATCTTGTTGCAGCGCAACGACACCGGGAAGACTCGGGCGGTCCTCGGTTTCCTTGTCGGTGCAGAGTATGTGCCGATCGAGGATCTTCCGGGCTGGACCGGCGAGATGCCTCAGCATGGAATCCGCACCGAGGTTCTGCGGTGACCAGTTCCCCTGTCAACCCCGACCCCGTGGCCTCCGTGGCTACGGGGCCGGGGTTGCGCCCCGCACCCGGCACAGTCGACTTCGCTGAGCTACTGACCATGCTCGGCCACGACGATCTCACCGCGGTATGTCATCAGCCCGTCGGTGGAAAGTTCAGCTTCATGGTGACCGAGTCGGCCGACGCTGCCAGCCTTGCGACGGTCGCTGACGCGGACATGTGGTTCGGCATCAACCCGGTAAGCCGCCCAGCGCCGGGAAGTCGCGGAAAGTCTGACGACGTCACCAGGCTGTCGTGCCTGTGGGTCGACTTCGACGTCAAGCCTGGTGCCTGCACATCCCTGACACAGGCTCAGGCGATCATCGATGACCTCGCCGCAGCGCTTGGCACCCCTCCCGCCGTTCTCATCTGGTCCGGGCATGGCGTTCAGCCGCTCTGGATCATCGAGGACGACGACGCGGTCTTCGCAAGCAACGAGGACCGCGCACGCGCGGCAACGCTGATCAAGCGGTGGCGTCGCATGGTCGAGAACTTCTCCGAGAAGCGAGATGCAGGCGTCGTGGACGCAGTCTTCGACCTCGCGCGCATTCTGCGTATCCCCGGGACGACGAATTACAAGGAGACGCCGGTACCCGTCGTTGCCACCCGAGGCGCCGGCGGGCCGCTCACGCTCAACGAGATCGACGAAGTCCTCGACGCCTACGGAATCCCGTTACCCGAGGACGAGATTACTTGCGAGGCAGTCGATCCCAGTTCCTATGAGTGGGCCGACAAGGCGTGCTGGTATGCCCCCGCGATGATCACGGGCTGGGAGACCGACGGGCCGCGCGCAGGCCGGCATCAATGGCTCCTCAGTCAGGCCACCCGACTTGCCGCAGCCCGACGGTACGGGTGCCTCACGGCCGAGGAGCATCGCCGCGGCGTCGAGACGCTACAGAAGCGCATGGGCGAACTCTGCGCGCAAGGGATGCCGCGAGCCGTGCTGTCGAACGAGATCCCTGATGCGCTCACCTGGGGCGAGCAGAAGGTCGCGCAGATGACCGACGAGCGGGTTGCCAGTGAACTCGGCGGGCACACCCACACCGACCACGTCGAGGAGCTTGCAACGATGCCGCCAGCGGACAGTCCCGCAGCCACAACCACATCCACGACCGAAGTCCACCGTGGGCAGGTCCGCATGGCTTACCGCCTCGCCGCCGCCTACACGGGGCGCCTACTCCACGTGACCGGCATCGGCTGGCACCGCTGGGACGGCCAGCGCTGGGCCTACGACGACACCGGGGCCGCCAGCCGGGCAGTCCTGGACATCCTCGAGCGGGCGTGGCGAGAGGCGCGCGACGACAAGGACCTCGCCGCTGATGTCCGCAAGTGCGAGTCGCACGCGGGGATCACTGGCGTTCTGGCGATCGCCGGCACGCTGACCGACTTCTGCGCGACCGTGCGCGACCTCGACGCCGACCCCTACCTGCTGAACACGGCCTCTGGCACATTCGATCTCCGTACCGGGGCACTTCGCCCGCACAACCCGTCTGACCGCATCACGAAAGTCACTCGGGCCGCCGTCCCCGACAGCATCGAGGCTGGCTCGGCATGGCAAGCGTTCCTCGAGCGCGTCGTCCCGGACACCGAAGTCCGCGAGTACCTACAGCGCGTCGCCGGGGTTGCCCTCCTCGGCCGCGTCACAGAACACATCCTGGCGATCCTCACCGGCACCGGCGCCAACGGTAAGGGGACGTTCTACAAAGCGCTGTGCTGGGCTCTCGGCGACTATGCGAGCACCGCGGAGCCGGACCTGTTCATGCATCGCCAGGGCGCACACCCGACCGGCGAGATGGACCTCCTCGGACGACGTCTCATCGTCGTCTCCGAATCCGAGAAGGACCGGCGCCTGGCCGAGGCCACCATGAAGCGCCTTACCGGCGGCGACACCATCCGGGCCCGCCGGATGCGGCAAGACTTCATCGAGTTCGAGCCCTCGCACACACCGCTGTTGATCACCAACCACCTACCGAAGGTGTCCGGTGACGACCCCGCCATCTGGCGACGACTTCGGGTGATTCCGTTCGCGGTGGAGATTCCGCCCGCCGAGCGCGAGAAGTCTCTCGATGAGCGCTTGCAGATCGACGCCGACGCGGTCCTCGCGTGGGCGGTTGCCGGCTGGCGGGACTACCAACACCGAGGCGATCTCGCAGAGCCCGCGGCCGTCGTCGTCGCCACCGATGAGTACCACAAGGCGTCCGATGCGATCAGTCGGTTCGTCGACGAATGCTGCGTCACCTCGACGCCCGCCCTCAAGGCCACCACGTCCCAACTGTTCAAGGCGTGGGAGCAGTGGCGCACCGAAGACGGAGCCGAAGCAGTCAGCCAGAAGGCATTCGGACAGGCGCTCGACAAGCACGGATATCCGGTGACCGACAAGACCCGCATCGGCCGATTTCGCGCAGGAATCGGGCTCAAAGTGGAGGTGTCTGATGACGCAGCGTGACGCATGTGACGCATTTATAGGTTCGTCCTACGCGTGCGCACACAAAGAAGTAATACAACAATGCGTCACATGCGTCACGCCCGAGCATTCCCGCAGGTCAACGGCGAAAGAACGAATTAGCGCCGACCGACGTCCACGACGGAGACCACTCAGCGCACGCCTCCACTCCCTCGGCGGACAAGCCAAGGCCGGCGCCTACGACCGCGCCGAAGAAGACCAACTGATCGAACTCCTCGACCTCTTCGATGGATGGGTCCAACGACGTCGCCTCGACGCACACAAGGAGGCGGCATCATGAGCTCGTTTGAATGGCTCGCCGACGAAGTCATGGAAGCCATCGAAGAGGCCACCGCCCGCGGACTACAGGCCGGCGCCGACCTCCTCCTCGACGAGTCCAATCGCCTGGCCCCCATCGAGACCGGCGACCTCATCAGATCAGGGCGAGCCGTAGCCAACAGTGAGGAAGCAGCGGTCGGATACTCGTCGGTCTACGCCACCAGGCAGCACGAAGAACTGAGCTACCGGCACGACGCCGGACGCGAAGCCAAATTCCTCGAGAAGGCTCTGCATCGCAACGCCGACCGCATCAACGACGCCATCGCTGACGAGATCAGGGATGCGCTGTCATGACCGCCTGTGGCTTGCATGGGACGCGCAACCTCGGCGGCGCTGCGACCTGCTCGACGAGCACAAACGATGCGCACACGCGAGACCTCGACACAGACCTCACAGCGACGACCGCACGTGATCAGTATGTGATCACTGACGCTGTGACCAGCACGAATGACATGCCCAGCGGATACGTAATCCGAAGGTCGGAGGCCAACGACCACCATCACCCACCACAGGCAGGAGCCTGACCATGCCCCTTGACGTTGGCAAGCTGACTGCCCAGATCGGCATCGAAGGCCTCGACGCCTTCCGCACCGACCTCCGCCGAGCGGGTGGCGAGTTCGAGGACTTCGCCCGCACCACCGAGCGCACCGGCGACCGAGCCCGACGCTCCTTCGAGGGCGCGGGCCGCGGGCTCAACGACCTCGGCCAGTCCGGACGCCAGGCCGCAGGCGACATCGACCGGGCTGCCGACGACATGCGTCGGAGCATCGAGGAGGTCGAACGCGAGAGCCGCCGTGCCGGGCGAGGTATCGCCGACGACCTCGGCAACGCTGGCGAGGAGGGCGGCAACCGCCTACGAGACGGTCTACGGGGCGCCCTCGAGGGTGCGGCCGAAGAAGCCCAGGGTGCCGGCGAAGGCATGGGTGGTGGCCTGGTGGGTGGCATCACCGCCCGACTGGCAGGGGCGGGTGGCCCCATCGGTGGAGCGATCGCCGCTGCCCTGGCCGTCCAGGTGGGTATCCCCATGGCCGCGGGCTCGAAGATCGCCGACCTCGTCATGGCCGGGTTCGAGTCTCAGGCGACAAGGGGGCAGATCAAGGCTCAGTTCGGCTGGACGGAGGCCCAGGCCGCCGAGGCTGGGAGCGCTGCCGCCGGGGCGTACGTGAACGCGTGGGGCGAGTCTCAGGCGGAGAACATGCGCGTCGCCGGTGTGGCCGTCCAGGCCGGCCTCCTCGATGGCACCTCGACGGCCGCCGAGATGCAACCGGTCATCGAACAGCTCAACATCGTCTCGACGATCATGGGCGAGGAGATCCCCGAAGTTGCCAGGGCCGCCGGCCAGATGGTGAAGACCGGCATGGCCGACAACATCACCGAGGCGTTCGATCTGCTGACGGTGGGCCAGCAGAAGGGTCTCAACCTCTCCGGCGACCTGATCGACACGACCATCGAGTACGGCACCCAGTTCCGAAAGCTCGGTATCGACGGTGAGACCGCGTTCGGCGTCATCAGTCAGATGTCGAAGGCCGGCGCGCGTGACACCGACATCGCTGCGGATGCACTCAAGGAGTTCAGCATTCGGGCCGTTGACGGCTCCGAGGCAACGATGGAAGCGTTCACCGCCCTGAATCTCAATGCCGAGGAGACATCGGCGGCGTTCGCCAAGGGCGGCGAGTCCGCGCTCGGTATGTCTCGTGTCGTGCTGACCGCCTTGGCGCAGATCAAAGACCCGCAGGAGCGCGAACGGCTCGGCGTCGCCCTGCTGGGCACCCAATGGGAAGATCTCGGTGAAGCGGTCGCCAGCCTGGATCTCGGCACCGCTGCGCGGGAGATGGAAGGCTTCGGCGGCGCGACCAAGCGTGCGGGCGAGGACATGTCCGGGGCGCTGGGCGGCATCGAAGGCATGAAGCGGTCCATCGAGGTCGCCGTCGGGTCGATGCAGAGCGGGTTAGCTGAGGCGTTCGGACCGTCGGTGCAGGAGTTCACCACCTGGGTCGCCGAGAACCGTACCGAGATCGTCGAATTCTTCACCGACCTCGGCAAGGTCATCGGTGTCGTCTCGGGTGAGACCATCACCTTCGCAGGCGGATTCATCAGCGCCATGGGGTACGTCGTGAAGTACCTCGGCGACGCCGGCGGGTTCATCCTCGAGACGTTCGGGAACATCGCCGAGGGCATCGGCAACACCATTAGGGACATCCCAGGGATGGAGGGCATCGGCAACGACCTGATCGACGCATCGAAGCGCTCCGACGAGCTTGCCCAATCCCTTTACGGCGCGGGCGATGGGATGATTGCCTTCGGCGAGAAGGTCGGTGAGGCCGGCATCAAGATTGCCCAACTGTCCATGGAGATCGGCGAACTCCCCGCGGGCAAAGCCATCACGGTCGACATGCCCCAGGGTCAGGCATCACCGCGGGGGGCGTCGACTTCATTTCGCCCTCGGCAGCTCGCGACGACTGGCAAATCTGCGCTCTGGCTGCGAGTTTGGGCGACGACGCCCCGCCACAGCAGGGTGTGATCAGTACCACTGTTGGTGGCATTCTTGAACGCTCCTGAACTTTTGGCGAGCAAACCCCGGCTATGGCGCGATATATTCCGAACCAACTGAAAATTCGACATATTTGTTTCATTCTGCATTTAGTGAATTCGTCGCAGAATGGTGCGTTCACCCGGCTGTCACTCACCGTTGTTTTGCTTGAAATTTGCGGGCGGACGGCCACACCGGTACCCGTGCGTCGGCCTGAGCGGCAGCACGCGAGAATGACGAAATGGACGGTGACGCATCCTCGGCTCTCGGTACAGTCGCTATCACCCGTCGAACACTGCTCGTAGCCTCTCTCGCCGCATCGAGCGCGCTGCTGTCCTCCTGCACACAGCACTCAGCTGGGGTGACGTCCTCGTTGCCTAACCCTGCGTGGGGCGCTTTTCTGTCTGCACCGGCCTCCGAGTCACGCTTAACCTTCGACCGTTTCGCCGCGCTCGCCGGCGCATTACCGGAGCTCTTGCACCTATACGCGTCGACGCGAGACTCGCACCCACAGGTCCACCTCGACACGATTCATCAGCTCGGCGCGACCCCTGTCGTCACGCTCGAACCGTGGAATCCGCGAGTCGGGCCGTACCAGCCCGAGTTCTCGCTGAGCAGCATCAACGCTGGTCAACACGACTCCGACCTCGACCGGTGGGCTGCGGACCTCGGCTCTTGGGGTCACCCGCTCCTGCTGAGATTCGCCCAGGAGATGAACGGGACCTGGTATCCGTGGTCGGTCGGGCTCTACGGGAACACCGCAGCGGAGTACCGCGCGGCATGGGTGAGGATGCATCGGATCGTCCGTGCCCAGGCGCCCAACGTCGAGTTCGTCTGGGCTCCGAATGTGCTCACCGACGGCACCCGAGACTTCGAGGACTGCTACCCCGGTGATCGGTTCGTCGACTATCTCGGTCTCGATGGTTACAACTGGGGTGACACGCCCGGCCACCAGTGGCAGTCGCCCGACAAGCTGTTCTCTCAGAGCCTGTCCACCATCCGGCGACTCGCCCCTCGGTTGCCGATGCTCCTGACGGAGGTCGGGTGCGCCGAGGGGTCGCGACCGGGTGACAAAGCGCGATGGATGGATCAGTTCTTCGATCTGATGCTACGTAATACGGACGTAACCGGCTTTCTGTGGTTTCAGACGGACAAAGAACGCGACTGGAGAATCAATTCGTCGTTGGCGAGCACGGCGGCATTTCGCGATGGGCTCGCGGAATGGCTGGAGACGCCCCGCCGCTAA